AGAGAAATTTACATAGTTTTCATGAAATCTTTGTATGATCTTTGTAGGTAAGGGGTATGTTAGGGAGTCATCTTTACAAAGGAGATCAGAGTCCTTTATAAAGAATCAGATAGAACTTTATAAAGAAATAGACATAAGTTTATAAAGAATCAGACATAAGTTTATAAAGAATCAGATAAAACTTGAAATAAGTTGTGATTTGGTGTTTGTAAAGTGGCATACACAACATATAGTGGGTGGGGGGCTAAATTTCGGATATTTGTATGGGGTTTTAGCCAATCAAATGAAACCTACCCACTATATGTTGTATATGTGAGATGCTCAAAATGTATTTCAAAGTGGTTTAAACTTTGAAATACATCAGAGTTAAGTTCTAAATTCATGTTTTTGGCATTGTAAAAAGTAAATATTAATCAGAGTTTTTTGAGAAAAGTGTGGTTTTTTGGGGTTAAGTTAAATTTGACTTTTTGGTAATAACCCCTCCTAACAGCCTATACTTTGACTTTTTGGTAAACAAAAACACCTCAGATTCTAAATGAACCCAAGGTGTGATTTACTTTTGATCTATCTATATGGGGGGTAGGGGGTATCTCAAATATTTGACTTTTTGGTAATAATATAAATTAATACCTTATTTTTACCTTCTACTTTTAGCTAAATAATCAGCAATTAACCACATACTTAGTAAGAATCCTAGTCCTATACTTATTGTTATTAGTGTATCAATCATTTAGTATAAGTATTCTTTGATGTTATTATTAGATTCATTAGTATTGGATTTAGATTCATTACTAGGAGTAAGCCTCTGGACATTTTTGTGGTGAGGTCTTCATTCGTGTCCTCAAATAGCTTTTCATCGTCATTGGATGTATATCCAATAACTTCTAGTATGCAATGCGTTATTTCATGCAAGAGTACTTCCCTTGCTTGTTCGTTATGCATTGCTGAATGCAGATATATTGTATGTGTACCTGTATTCGTAAATCCCCAACTTAAGTTATCTCCTAAGTTGTCGGTTATTATTATTTTATACTTAGCGTAACCTAGGTCTACTTCTGTTATGTTTGCCCTTTGGAGAAGGTTAAATATATGATTTATGTCTTCTTGCATGATGAATAGCCTCCTCCCTATTTAGGCTTTCAGGTGTCTTTCATTTGTGCTAGAACCTCTAATACTTTAGATTGCGCTAATTTAATTGCTTCCAAATAACTCTTGGTTTCGTTAATTAAAATCTCGTCTCCCATGGCTTTATTTAAAAGACTAAGGGCGGCAGTTTCTAAAGTCGGATGATACTCCTTAGGTAACTTCCAACCACCTTTGGTTAGTTGACCTTTAAATTTACCTTTGGAAATAACCTGACCTGAGTCCTGCCACTCTTCAATACACCAATTAAAAGGGTCAGGATGCGTGATTCTGTACTTCATTTAATCTCCCCGTAAATACCGTCCATCGTAGAACAGAACTTATCTAACTCACTATCTTTTTTTTCATCCTTTTCTACCTTTGCTTTGGCAATACCATCCTCAACTCCAGCTTCATAGATTAGCAGGTTTTGTAGGCTAGTAGGATCCATTGGTTTAGGATCTTTGACTCCAGTCTCATGGAATAGCAGATCTTGGTACATTTGTTTGTACTTAAGATACATTGTATTGTAGTAGTCAGCTTCTTTGCTTACCGTCTCTAAGTCTTTATTGAGCTTATCTACCATCTTGATAAGGTTATCTACAGACTTTTGTAGGATGTATTCTTGTGTATCGTTCATTTGATTTCCTTTAGCTTGTTGGCTACTTTTTCTAGTTCGGATAGTTTCTTACCTAAGAGGTTACAGACTTCCTCTACGGGCATCTGGTCTTTAATTCTTTCTGGGAACTTATTTTCGATGTAGTCCACACACTTGTGCATATCTTCCATTGAGTTAAATGTTAGGGCTACATAGTCTCCCCCTATCCACCAACTAAATGTGTATGTCTTAGCTTTCTTCTTCATTGGTTTACGATTCCCTTGGATTGGTTTACGATTCCCTTGGGTTGCTTTACGATTTCTTCTTTTTCTGAACCAGATATCCATCCAAATGTATATCCTGCATTTGGACAACAGAGGGGTACTTTCTTTTGTGCATGAGCATATGCACGCTTAACTGATCTTTTGGTAGAATAAGACTCCATAAAACCTTTATGGCACTCTGTACACCCACCATATAAAACGAACTGGTTAGTGTTCGTTTCATCGGGGATAGCAAATCTCATAAAGTTTTTACGGCTTATCATCGGCTTACGGTTTAACATCTGTGATTCCTCGTTGTTGGTTTACGATTGCCTCTTGTGCGAAATCATAGTCCTGTAAATGCGGGGAGCTTGTGCCCATCCACTAATCGAGGGTATAGTGTAGAAGTGTTTATGCTCCCAGATGAAACAAACAATTGTATAACTCTCGTCTATACAACAAGAGTATCTTTTGTTTTGGGCACGAGTATATGCACACTTAAGTCCTCTTTTGGTAGCATAACGCCTCTCAAAGCCTTTATGGCACTTCGCACACTCACCGTACAAGATATATGCAGAATGAGTCTTAGCTTTCCTTTTCATTGGTTTACGATTGCCTCTTGTGCGCCCAAATCATGCAGCCATTTAATCCTGAACCATCCATGTGGGCAACAGGACATTCCTTTATTTCCTGCACGGGTACTTGCGTTTTTTACACCCCTTTGTGTAGCATACCGCCTCTCAAAGCTATTTCCACACTCACATTGCCCCCGCAGGATAAAAGGGAGTTTAATCGGCTCTTGTGCCTTTTCTTCCTTTTCCTGCGCCTCCTTGGTCTTTGCAGCGATTCTGGCGATCATGTACCGCTGCCCTTGGATGTAGTCCGACACAAAAGGTTGGTTGCTCATGGTTTAAAGGCTAGTGATCTCACAGGTGCAACCATGGGATTGTCCGTTTCTAAGGTTTCGCCCGATAAGAGCAACCTCGAACGGAGGATAGTATGTGAAGTTCGCTTGATATGTAAGCTGATCTTGGATGAATGCCACTACCTGATGAACTTGTTCCTCATTAAAACCAAATTCATCGGGGATGGTCAGCTTGATCGTGAAGTCTTTGTGGTTGTCGTTCATGGTAGGTACTATAACCGATCAGGAAGGGATAGTCGCGGGTTTTTTAGTTTTTTCTGAACAAATGCACCATAGAGCAGCCGGACACCCGAGCCTTGTCGAACACCCGAGCTTTGTCGTACACCCGAGTTTTGTCGTACACCCGAGCCTCGTCGAACACCCGTGCGTAGCCGTACACCTGAGCTTTGTCGTACACCCGAGCCTCGTCGAACACCCGTGCGTAGCCGTACACCTGAGCATAGTCTAGCACCTGAGCCATGTCGTACACTAGAGCGTTGCCGTATACCCGTCCGTAGTTAAACACCCGTCCGTAGTTAAACACCCGTGCATGGCCGTACACCTGAGCATAGTGTAGCACTTGAGCATAGTCGTACACCCGAGCGTCAGGGCCAATGTACGCAGTATCAGCTACTGTTGCAGTATCGGCCACCCAGCCCCCACCGTCTGGGTGTTGGTGAGCAGGCACAGGGCCATTACCATCTGCAAAATCAAAGGTTGTGATGCTCATGGTAGGTATTATAACCGATCAGGAGGGGATAGTCACGAGCTTTTTGAGAAATTAGTTAGGCTCAGTATACAATTTATACAAAGAAGTACATTGATCCTTCCAATACTTGATTTCTCGATGGGCAACAGTTAAATTTTCATCCTGATTATCCAAAAGCCTCCGAAGAGTGCAGATTAAATTCTTAAGTTCTTGGGCATCGTTGGTTTCAATGTCCTTGGGATTGTAGTACCCGTTTAGGTTAGGCTTCATGTTATTCATGGTAGGCAGTAGCCATTTTTTGTTCATAAAATCACTCCCACACGATAGGGGAGATTTCACAGGAGATGATCTCGACACTCAGGGGAGGGTATTCCGTGAAATCTGCGTCATGCTCCAACATATCTTTGATGGCTTGAACAGTAGCTTCCATGCCCTGCTCGTCAAGGGGGGAGTCATCGGGGCAGGTGATCTTGATGGTAAACCACTTGTAGTTGTAGCTCATGGTAGATACTATAACCGATCAGGAAGGGATAGTCACGGGTTTTTTGGGAAATTAGTTAGCATACATACTCCTTACCAAGTCCATAGCCACAACCATAGCCATAGCTATAGCCATCGCCATACCCATCGTCATCGCCATAGCCATAGCCAGAGTCATTGCCATAGCCATAGCCAGAATCATTGCCATAACCATAGCCAGAGCCATAGCCATCATCAAAGCCATAGCCAGCACCATAGCCATAGCCAGAGCCATAGCCAGAGCCATAGCGAGCACCAGAGCCATAGAGAGCACCATCGCCAGAGCCATCGCCAAAGCCATAGCCATAGCCAGAGCCATAGCCATAGCCATCGCCACTAACAGTCATATCACCTCTGATTAGCATAAATCACTCGTGAAAGCGCAGATGTGTTCGTTCCCATAGAAGTCTTCCACATAACCGAAGAAGTCTGTATCGGTTTCGAAACTTCTACGGAATTCTCCATTCCAAGATTCTGTTTCGTTACAGATAGGACACTTAGTCCAAGTATCATCCAAACCAGAATCAAGCAGGATATATGTTGCTTTGTTATTCATTGGTGGGGTTCCGATTTGATTTCATCACCGTTCCAAACCCTGCCATTTTGGATCGTCTTGTTCACCTGAATGATCCTAGGTGAGGTATCTTCGTCTTCATAGATAAGTTCTGCGGTATCAGCAACGAGGGCAATATCGTTGACCCGCTCTTCGATCCAGAAACCAGTCATCTCTTGACCAAAGCCATTGTCATCATCGACGCGCAACTTAACATCGTAAGTGCCGCCAACTCGGTCTGCCAGAACGGTTAGATCACGGATCAGTTGTGAGAGTCTCATGGTAGGTATTATAACCGATCAGGTGGAGGTAGTCACGGGTTTTTTGAGAAATTACTTACATCCTCCTCACCATAGCCATAGCCAGAGCCATAGCCATAGCCAGCGCCATAGCCAGAGCCATAGCCATAGCCAGAGCCATCGTCAGAGCCATCGCCATAGCCATCGCCAGAGCCATCGCCATAGCCATCGCCATCGCCATAGCCAGAGCCAGCGCTATAGACATAGCCATAGCCATCACCAAAGCCATAGCCAGAACCCCGTCTAGTCATATCACCTCTGATTAACATACATACTCCTTACCATAGCCAGAGCCATAGCCATAGCCACAGCCATAGCCATAGCCATCGCCATAGCCACAGCCATAGCCATAGCCAGAGCCACAGCCATAGCCATCGCCACAGCCAGAGCCATCGCCACTAACAGTCATATCACCTCTGATTAACATACATCCTCCTCACCATAGCCATAGCCATAGCCATCGTCAGAGCCATAGCCGGAGCCATCGTCAGAGCCATAGCCAGCGCCATAGCCATAGCCAGAGCCAGAGCCATCGCCAAAGCCATAGCCATAGCCAGAGCCATAGCCATAGCCATAACCATCGCCAATTCTAGTCATATCACCTCTGATTAACATACATCCTCCTTACCATAGCCAGAGCCATCGCCATAGCCAGAGCCATAGCCAGAGCCAGAGCCATAGCCATAGCCATCGTCAGAGCCATCGCCATAGCCATCGCCAGAGCCATCGCCATCGCCAGAGCCAGCACTATAGACATAGCCATAGCCATAGCCATCGCCATAGCCACAGCCATAGCCATAGCCAATTCTAGTCATGTTGCCTCGGATCAACATAGGTCAGTTAGCCCAAGGAGCCTTTTCCCAAGCTTTCACGGCTTCATCGGAAACCAGAGCGACTGCGGTAACATTCCGCACTTCAATCGTCGAGGGGGGGCCGACACGGCAATGCTTCGACGGGCCAGTTGCGGCGAGGCCAAAACATCCCTTCACATCCGCAGACCAATAGATAGCCATCCGAGCATCCTGCAAGGTGATGGTATCACCAGAGTAGTCGTCGGTGTAGCCAAAGAAGACTCCACGGTGAAGGGTAGTGACGAGGACAGGGGTGAGATTAGAGTTGTTATTCATGATTCTTTTTCTTTCTTGTTGTTGCTGCACCATTGCAGCAGGTATTATAACCGATCAGGTGGAGGTAGTCACGCTTTATTTATCTTTTTTTTCAAGATGTTTGACCCCGATATACAGGAACCAAACCATAAGTATTGCATATGGTATCCAAAAGTAAAGTTCTAAAGAGATGTTAGCCATAGGTAAGTTAAACTCCATTTAATAACTAACAAAGGCAGGACAATCAAAAGGAAGATAAAGATTAGCCCTCTTATCACCCAAAAGATTGTCCTGTTGAGTTTCATACAATCTCTATGTGCCCATTAGGTCTTGGGCCACCGTAAGTTCCACCCAAACGATAACTCATTGGGCCTCCATATAGATAGCAGTTCTTAACCAACCCATATCTTATTCCTGAAAGGGATACCATGGGTCTGGTTGCTGTACTAGATTCTGCACGGAACCTTTCGATAAGAACCTCATTAAAGCTATAGTTCCTACCTACCACATAAGTTCCATTTGTGACATCTGTCCACAATACCATTGCTCCGTTCTTTGTGTTAAAAGAACTGCAATCCTTGACTTCTAGCTTACCCGTGCATCCCACAAAGGTATAGTCAGAACCTCCGCCGCCATAATCCGACATTTCATTTGCAACACAGTTCTTTACACTAATGTTACCAAACTGTGATGGGCCTGAAGTTGGGCGATTTGTGATTTGCATGAAAGTTCTACCATTGCGAATCCCAGAACATTTATCAATTAAAAGATCCCCTTGTGGGTTGTCAATGTAAATGCTATGTTCCTGACACGGGTCAAAGTTGCAATCAGTAATTGTCCACTTCGCAGGGCCATGACCCCTTACACCCCATTTCATACCTTTGCCCAGCCAGTTAGTTCCTGTTCCGACAAAGTTACATTTATTGATTGTGATATGTCCATGCACCTCGTTCATTGCTGTGCGAATAGGTGCAAACTCGTTTTGATCGTTCACCAAAGTAAGATTTTGAATGGTAATTGAGTCTACCCCATTCAAAGTATCCCAAAAACGCAAGTTACCTATCTTGGAGTTACTATCCACTCCAGATAAAGTCAAACTTGTTATTGGACGATCCCAAAACACACAATTAGATTTATTTTGATATCCTGCGGGGCCACCAATATCCAAGCCAGTTAAATGACTTCCATGGATTGCAATTACAGTAGGATCTGCGAAATCCCCTGCCTTTCGCATTGCTGTGGCTAGTGGTGTACTAGTGGCTACTTCTGGTTGATTGTTTATACTATACCCTGTGGGTGTTACTTTGATATGTGTCATAAATTACCTTTACTTGTACTGATCTCGCCAATCTTTGCCAAATAGTGTAGGAACCTGCTTGGCTACAGTTTCCATCACAACTTCGTCAGGATAGTGTTTCAAAAGTCTCCTAGCCTCTTCCCTGATTTTAGTTGGAACTTTAGGCGTGACTTTCGGATTCAACAAATGGATTAAGAACATCCGAGTTGCATTGACCGATGCATATCTTTCATTACAAAGAGTCATGTCAGTCGTTTTGATCTTCGCCATACTTGGATCCCCAATCATTGTATCTATCAATGCTATCCTGCATACGCTCGATCATTTCCAAACTTTCCATTACTACTTGATGATAGTAGTTGATGGTCGTTTCGTAGTTAGGCTTGACTTTCTCATTCTCCAAGATGTGCCTGCATACAGATTTAAGATTAGTAGCAGCCACAGCGAGAGCTTGCATCGGATCGCGGTTGGATAGATCCATGACTTTCAGTTGGGCCAGCGAAGGGCGTTGGAGGTGTTGAAGGTGTATCCACTAGGTTGGATATCCCTATACAACCATTGGAAGTACAGCGTGGAGTTGGTGTTCAAGGTTTGCCAAGGAATAAAAGTACTAGCAGTACCATCAGGGCTAACCTGAACAGGCGTTCCCACACGGAAATAGTTATTGAATGGATTGATGCACATAGTACCGTTTGCAAACGGCACATTCATGGGCGTAGTTCCACACATAAGTTGTGCATAACCATTAGGAGTAGCATTCGTCAAACACATAGAATCCTGCGTAGGTTGGCAGAATCCCATATGTGCAACTTGCCCCGTGACATTGGGGTTAGATGTACAATAAATAGTTCCGTTTTGGGCTTGAGTCGTGAGGGTAAGAACAGCGATTGCGATCATGGTCTTCATAGTCAGTCTCCTTCTACTGGTTGAACCGTCAGGTTATTGAGATATTCCGTCAAATCCAAGGAATTTACAGGATTTAGTTTATACTGCACAACCTTGGCAGTAGCTATTGTTTCAGGCTTAAACCAACGCACTTGACGCTTAAGTTGTTCAACAGCATTGGTTTCTGTGTTTGTGAAATTAGTCATCATATACATATGAGGAGGTTTGGTGTCGTTAAATGTGATCTCGACTTGCCAAATCTTTCGTTCATTGTTGTTCATTTTTTGATACCTTTTCTGGGAAAAACTTAACTGCGATATAGGTTCCTAGGAAAGATCCTAATGCGATACTTACGATGTACCATGGGTTCTTCGTATATGCTATCACACCATATGAGAGTAGCACATACATAAAAGCTGCAACAATTCCTGCTTTTATTGCTGCTCTTTTACCGACATAGATATAATATACTGCGTACAAATAGTCTATGACGATGTAGGTTAGAAATAGGATTATTGCTATCCACCAGTTAAAAGGTTCAATCATCTAACTTCTCCGCGAAAATTATTGATACTATGTTGTGCATAGGAATTATCATTGTTTCATATGTTTTTGGTGCATTACCTTGTGAATCATCTCTTGGGATAACTGTTATCCAATGATTGTTCATGTGCAGTAACCAAAAGTAATTCCATGAATCTTCTACCCAAATAAGAGTTATCTTACTTGGGAAAGATACTGTGGGATCCGAGGTCATTCTGCTTTTAAAATCCATGCTGGCCTAGAGATTTGGTTTAGATGATAGAATGCGTCGATCCCATCAAAAGTAATTCTGTTTTTAATCTCATCTCTGGTTTCTGACCATGATTTAAGTTCACACCATTGTTTATGGTCGAACTCCCATTCAAAGGTAATGCTCACCTTGACTTTTTGGTTATTGGATTGCTTTGAGTTCATGGATAATTACCATACCTAACTTTTCTGCCAACTCTTTTTCAATAGTAGCTCCCTTGCTATCTTGCCAATCGCTTAAAAGATAGATGGCAGTACATTCCATCATCAGTTTTACGCTTTCATGCATATAATACTTCCATAAACCATCTACTCCAAACCATTCATCTTGATCTAGTTTTGGGTATGGAATATTGATAGGATTATAGATGATCGCATGGGGGTATACGGTTTGTAGATGCTTTTCAGCCTTACTGAATTTAACATCTGCATTCTTATCATTCGTGATTGATCCGCTAATATAAATCTTCATAGTGTAGTGTTTAGGATCTTACTAATAGCGTTGATTTCTTTGTCAATATTTCTCCAAGGAATATTTTCAATTGAAGCTAGAGCAAGACGATTAACTGTTCCATTGGGTTTAATAATTTCTGGATTGTTTACTACGATACTTACCAAATGCTTTTGGTAGTCGGTCATTTGGGTAAAGTAATCTTCAACAAGAACTACTGTGTCAACGGCAAAGCTAGTCTTACCATCAATAAAAGTGTCCGAGTTACTTACAGAATTAAAATCATCATTGTTAGACAATTCCTCAATACTTAGCATATTCTTTACCTCTTTTTTCTTAGTAATCTTAGCACCGCGATTAGCTTTATAGTTCCAAAGACAACTCTTCAGATACTTATCAAAAGATTGTGATTCAAAAAATTCATCGAAGGTTTGATTTGTTTTTTCAGCAAAGGTTGCTACAGCTTCGACTGCAATGATATCCAAATCTGCTTTCAAATCTTCGCTAGTACAAAGGATATCATCCCCTGAAATATGATAACCCACCTTATGTGCTAGACCTTTGTACTTGTCGTCCAACTTTTGCCATTGTTGCTCAGTCATTAGATTAGTTTTCATTGAATTTCTTTCTCCAAGAGGTTGATTTTGCGTTCCAGATACCAGTTAGCTTTTTTTAGATCTTGTAGTTGATTACCCTTATGTGCTGATCGTAGTACATATTTAACCACATTACCTAGGTGATAGTCAAGATTCTGGTCTTCTATAATGTTAATTACCTCGATCTTACCTACGGTGTAGTGTTTAGGATGGTTTACTTGATCATCTTTCATATTATTATCCTTGGATGTGTGCATAGTTCTCTTGTTGTGATGAGGTTGAAATATGGATGAAGTCTGCTTCATCTCTAAATTGTTTCAAATTTCTTACTCCGCAATAACTCATTGCAGATCTAATACCGTCACACATACTACTGATAACTTTATTAGTGCTTCCCTCTGGTTTTGTTTTAATCATTACCGAAACACCTTCTTCGTATGCTAGTTGTAGACCAGTAGCCTTCTTTGCATCCATAGAGGCCATTCCCCTAAAATTGGTGAAACTGGAATTAGGATCCCAGTTAGGGGTTTTGTCAGTTCCTGCAAGCATACCCCCAATCATAACGAAGTTGGCACCGATTGCAAGAGCTTTTGCTGCATCCCCAAAATTTTTAATACCTCCATCCGCGATGATAGGGATTTCAGTATCCATTAAACGAATCTCGGCCAAAGCACCGAATTGAGGATACCCACATCCAGTCTTGATACGGGTTGTACAAGCAGAACCTCCACCAACCCCAACCTTAACGATGTCTGCCCCCCAATTAAATACATCTTCAACCCCAGTTGGAGTACAGACATTACCTGCGATTACGATATTTCCTGTATCATAATCACTAATGAACTTTAAAGTTCGTTCCATGTTTAGGGAATGCCCATGTGCAATATCAACGCACAATGAGATATTGTGTTTGATAAAAGTTAAGATTCTATCTTTATCTGTATCAATAGAACCAACTGCTGCAAAGACAGGCATTACTTCTTGTAGTTTAAGTACTTCTGCAACTGGAAGATTGCGATGCAAAATACCAATACCCCCTACAGAATGCATATACTTAGCCATTTCAATACCAGTAATGGTATCCATGTTAGCTGCAATGATAGGGATTTGCAGTTTAGGTTTATTTTTTACATGATCACCTAAACCATAGTACGGAACTAAACTACATTCATTTCTACTTTTAATAGTAGAATACTTTGGGACGATGAGAACATCGTCATATGATACTTGTGTTTTATTCATTGGACGGGCCAGAAGTATTCGATGGTTACAGCGGTCTCTGATTCAATGCCCCAGTTGAACTGGGAGTAGAAGTGGGGGTCTTTGCGAATCAGGTTAGCACGATGGCTGTACCAGATCCTGTAGTCATTCAACCAAGGAGGCATGATGAGGTTGCTATCATCACGCTTTTCCATGGTGTTCTTGTAACCCCTACGAACCCACTCGTCAATACACACATTCATATACTGTGCAAGGGCTGGAGCATACCCTTCCCACATCTTAAGTGCGGGATGGCTACGCCAACCTTTAGTGGTCGTGCGATTAGTAAGAATATTGTGAAGTTGCATCGCCTCAACACGCTGCTTGCCGAGACGGCGATAGTCCAAGCAGCGTGCAGACTCTACAAAGTCAGCGTAGGGTAGGAAGGTTTGCATGGTCGTACCCATTATAACAATACAGTCGTAGTTCAGTCACGCAGATTCCCAAAAAATTATTAAATTTTAAGATCAATAGTTCTACACCCGCCACATCCACAATCAGGCCATCTTTTTTTCGCAATATCTATAGCTTCTGATTGTGTAAATGCTTTAATAAGTTCCACACGCTTACCCCAACCAGAAGTTATCATTGTTACTTCATACCATTGCATAAAAGTTAGTCCTTAGTTTAATATGATTTTTATTATCAATACTTGCATTCGTCAGATGAAACATACACAACATATGTTCCAATCATATCTTTATCAATATTTGTTATTTTTTTATTCAAGAATTTAGAAACATATTTTTCAAAGCATAGATAAATGCCCTTCTTTTTATCATATGTTTCTGATGCCGAACATCTAGAAGTTACAGAAAAAGGTAATCCATTCTTAACAAAAGTAAGAACTGTATACCCTCCATTCTTCAAAATCCTCTTTTTATCGTAGTTACGATAATGATTGATCTTGAATTGGAATTCTTCTAGATTTGTAAATCCTTGTGTTTCTACTATTTCAACTGTTTCCATATTAATTTGACTTTTTGGTAAATAGAGTTGGTGAGTTCGGAGGGGATCGAACCCTCGACCTACTGGTTAAAAGCCAGTTGCTCTACCGACTGAGCTACGAACTCGTGTATGGAGCAAGTAAAGGGACTCGAACCCTTGTCTTCAGCTTGGAAGGCTGAGGTAATACCCTTATACGATACTTGCATGGTACGCTCGACAGGATTTGAACCTGTGGCCGTTTGATTAGAAATCAAATGCTCTATCCAACTGAGCTACGAGCGCGTGTATTGGTAGCCTAGGTGAGACTCGAACTCACACTTGACAGATTTTAAGTCTGTTGACTCTGCCATTGGTCTACTAGGCCATGATTGTGAAAGAGGTGGTAGGAAGGTTGTTCTGCCAGTCAACCTTACGGTTTGACTCTTCCTACCTGATTGGTGCGACTGGGTGGGTTCGAACCACCGACATTTGCTTTATAAGAACAACGCTCTAACCGACTGAGCTACAGTCGCGTGTGCTACTCTTTTATAATAGCCTAGATCTAGCCTTTTTAAAAACATATAGTAAAAAAAAGATACCATTTTGTTGCTGTTAACAAAATGGTATCTTTTATCTTCTAAATTAGAATTTTGAGATTACCTATTTCTTAGTGCTCTTCTTCCTAGATTTCTTTGAATCGCTTCTACTCCTCTTTTTGTACCTGCTTGAACACCAACCTCAGGACGCTGACCTTTTACTTCAGTTCCAAACATAGCTGCTTTCTTAGCTTTAACCTTTAGATTTTCTTCTTCTTCTGGGGTTTTAGGTTTCGTAGCGTCCTCTGTTCTACCTATCTTTGCTATGACTGCATCTTTTTCGGCTTTATTTTTTTTATTTCTTTCAAGCAATATTGATAATACATCATTATATGTTAAATTAGAGGAATCTTCTCGTGCTGCGGCTGCTTTGCGTGCTGCGGCTGCTCTGCGTCCTTCATTTCCTCTTATAAATCCCTGCTGCATAACTTGGGGATTAACTTCTTCTCTTCTTTCCCTACTCGCGCTAACTTTATCTGATTCTTTTTTGGAGGCGGCGAGGAGTTTGGCTTTTTTTTCTGGTGATATTCCTTTTTTTTCAGCTTCGTGGCGTAATCTTACAGCTTTCTCTACACCTTCATCTTGTCTGTCTTGACTTTTTGGTTCTGGGATTGGAGATACTTTACTACCTCCAGAACCTCTATCAGCTTGCTTCTTTTTAAGGCTACGCTTCATACCACCTTTCTCTCTTCCAGTTAGAGGTTCCTTAGCTGTTTCAGGAGAAGGTGATTTACTACGGAAAGGATATTTTCTTCTTTGTTCTGTAGCCCCTTCATAATCCTTTCCAAAGCGTCTTTTATTTCTTTCTGATTCTACTGCTTTTCTAACTTCTTCTTCAGATTTACCTTGGCCTCTTAATTTATCAGCCATGATTTTATCAGCTTTGGCTTCTAAAATACTTGATATCAATTCATTATTGTAATAATTTTCGCTCATTTTAATCACTCTTCTTCCTTTTTAACTTTTTTCTTAGTTATTTTTATTTCTTCCTTAACCTGTACTACTTCCTCTACTTTGGCTGGTTCTATAATTTTAATAGGCTCTACAGTAACTTTTTTTTCCTGTAAAGCGGCATCTCTAAATTTTTTAAGTGTTCCCATTATCTTCTTCCTCCGCGAGCAGCTTTTATGGCATTAATTCTTGATCTAAAAGTCTGTATTTTTGTTGGTCTTATAACTTTTAATTTGCCCATAAAGCCCTCTTAGTTATATAGACAAGAAGCCCACAAATTTTGTGAGCTTCTTATTAAAAAAATTATTTAACATTATCCAAAACCCAATCAACCAAACTTAATTTATTTATTGAAGGGTATCGGCCTTGTATTGTTTTTAAGGCACACTGTAGAACTAACAGTTTTTCCTCCAACTTCATTCGTGGGTGTAATCTTATTCTCTCCCCCGACATGAATTTCCAGTACTTTACTTGCTGTTTCTTTTTGTTGCTTTTCTTCATTTTTGTTAAAAACCACTGGCCTGCCATCTAAAAAGTTTACCTTAAACATTGGCTTCTTTTTGGAAGATGTTTGAAGCATACTTTCAGCTAATATAGTTGCTATGTTATTTTTTATGTATCTTGCTACATTTCTTGCCCCATACTCATAAGAATACGAGTTATCAATAATATAGTCTATAAGTTGATCAGTTATTTCTACTGGGTATTTAGATAGTTTAATAGTTACAATCTTCTTCACATCTTCCTTCGATAAGGTATTGAAAAAGATTATATCATCTATTCTATTTATGAACTCTGGATTAAACTTCTTTTTAATAGATTCAAAAATAGTATTTTCTATGGCCTTTCGGCTAGGCTCGTTTTTTCCAAATCCAATACTATTGTATTTGATTTCAGAAACTCCTTGATTTGATGTAAAGATAAATAACGATTTGCTGAAGTCCAATATGTTACCCATATTGTCCGTACAGGTTCCATCATCCAATAAGGATAGCAGGAAGTCTTGAAACTTACCATCAGCCTTTTCTATTTCATCAAACAGAAATACCCATTTATTAGATATCTCAGCCTTTTCCTTCAAAAGGCTCTTATCAGTATGCCCAACATATCCCGGAGGTGATCCAATCAGTTTGGCATACTCATGTGCTCCTGCATATTCTGCACAATTGATTTTGAAGAAATTACCGCTAAACTTTTCTCCTATGATCTTTGAAAGTTCTGTTTTCCCTACTCCAGTTGGACCAACAAAGAAGAATGTGGAGAAGTTAGATAACCCTGCGGACATCAACTTTAGATGCTTGATTAAAACCTCTACGGCGTGGTCTTGACCTACAATCTTATCTTTTATATCCTTCTGCAACTTAGTAAACCCATCCAAACTTTTAATGTTTGGGGTGTTTGGATTCACTTGTCTGACAATCTTTTTCTTTGTTTCTTTGGCTAACTTTAATTTTAGATTAGCAGCAAGATTCTTTAAGAATTGATTTGGCTCCTCAAAATTTGTCGTTTGCATAAACTTCTCTGTATTGAGGTCTGTGCAAACAAAGTCTAAGGATAGCGGTGGATATGCTGATGTGACAGCCAAATACATATTAGCTATCAACATTTGATAGGATTCGGAATCTTCACCTTCCGAATATTCTTCTATGATCTTGTCATAGTCCACGATTAGTTTCTTAGATACAAACTCTTTGTATTCGTGATATACAAAAGCAGATTCTATCTTAGATATCTTTTCTCTGATTTGAGTGTAAAGTTCTTGTTCTTCTTGTAAGGAAAGAACCTTAACCTGAAGAACAAGATCCACTGTTTCACAGACTAACTTGTATGTGTTTGAATCACTCATCTATCATATTGTCCAGTTCAGAAAACACAGATGTGATTGAGCCACTTGCTTTTGTTTTTTCTGGTGCTGATTCTTCATTCAATTTACTCATCAAAGTAATAACTTTAACTGTATATTGTTTTGAAGATTGAGCCACTTTAAGACAATCCACCATTAATGCTTTAGAAACATTGTCTGCTGGATTCTCTTCCACACGCACCCTGAAATAACGGTGTGCATCTAAAGCTAATTGTCTATCCTCTTCGGCTTCCTCAATTAGTTTCTTAGCTATCTTCTGTATTCGTGTCTGGGCGAAGTGTTGTGTTTTGGGAATATATGTCGTAACCATAACTAGCCCTCCATTCAATATTATCTAGGTATTCTGCCATCTTTACAGTGCAGTAATAATCAGTTAAATCTTTAAACTGCCAAAATGGCATAGGGATACCATCTTCGGTAATTGAAAATTCTACAGGCTCCCATTCAAAGATTAAATGGGTATCCAAAGGTTCATTGTTCGTTTGGTTTTCGTTCATCATCATCCCTTAAAACTTTTTCTACTTCTTGAAAGGTATTTCGCCAATCCTCCGAGGAGGAGCCTTTATCTCCTTTTACCCTCGGAGGTTGGCGACGAGGTTTAGGCTTAGGGCGTTTATTACCACCATATTTATAACTATCTTCTGAGTTACGCCTAAAAGTCTTTCCCATTTCAGTCAGCAGATTGAATAAACTCTCTAAAAGCTTCCTCACGAGAAATGCCTCTTTGCAACTGCTCCTTGGTCATTCTAAACCTTTTACCAGTTGCTTCGGTATATTCCTTAATTGTGGAATACTTACAGGGAGTATTTTGGGTATTCTTAACTTGTGTATTTGAACTAGGTTGAGGTGTTTGCATAATATTTTTCTCCTTGAACAGATCCTTAAAAGCAGAATCAATAAGGGACTCCAATTGTTTGTACAAATCTTGTTCTCTCATGGTGTTCCCTTACTTAAATTATAGTAGTGTTCTTCCCTTTATTTAAATAAATTTAATTAATTCTCGTATGTGTTGAAATGCTTGTTCTTTATTATTTTTTAACATTTCAATAAAATCTTTAGATTGGAACTTCTTTTCTGTGCCAGAAACAGTATACCATGCACCTGATCTCTGCACTAAATTATCCTGTTCTAGCAAAGGTAAAAGTCCTGTAAAAGGGCTAATCCCATCATCGTAAATTAATTCAAACTCGCATTCCTTAAAAGGAACAGATACTTTGTTTTTCGTATTCCTTATAGATCCCTTAATGCCTATAACCTTGCCTGAGTCATCCTTAATTAGGTCTGAGGTCTTATTAGAAATGGTCTTTAGATTAACCCCGAGATAGTATTCTAAGGATTTACCTCCCGCTGCCATTGTGTCTGGGCTACCATACATTACACCTACTTTATTTCTTATTTGGTTAATTATAACTAAGGCAACCTTGTACTTACGCATCAAGGGATTTATCTTCCTTAGGCAGGATCCTGTGGCTTTGGCCCTTACTGCTCCCTGCATATTATTGGCTTCATAACCAACAGCTTCGTATTCTGCCTTAGAAGGGCTTACCGCAATACTATCATAAACCACGACTATCGGAGTATCCTTATCAGACTCCCTTATAGATTTTATGGTGTCTTCAATTACATTGAAACAATCTTCAAGAGTTTCTGGAGCAGCATAAATTAAAGTTTCTGGATTTAACCCCAATTTTTCAGCAAACTTAGGGTTATAAGCATTTTCGCTATCGACAAGCATTGTATAGTATTTCAATGCTTGCGCCTCTCTTAAAATGTGAGTAGCAAATACAGTTTTAGCTGTAGATGCTTCCCCATGAATTTGAGTTATCATACCTACAGGAACTCCTTTAGTATAATCCCCAGATATGATTTTATTCAATGCATAACTACCAGTAGGTATAAACCCTAAGTCGGTAGTTGTGTCAGACAGCAATCCTGCGTTTTTTAGTTTTTTCAAAACTGATTGATCCATTAAATTCTCCACTGTAAACCACATTTGTGATTCCGTACTTGTTAATTAAAGCTTGGCAAAACTTACAAGGCTTTGCCAAATTATTGTTTTTTCTGTAAATGTAAATGGTAGCACCGTTTAGATCTAAACCCATTCTAATAGCCTTATAAATGGCGTGCCCCTCTGCATGAAGATTCATGTATTTACCTGATCCAAACTCGGGATGTGTCTTCATGATGTTATGAGCAGCAGAAAGGATCTTATTGCCTCTAGCAATAGCAGCTCCTATTTTAAATCTAGATCTAGACTGATAAGCTTGTTTTTTGGCTACACGCATCGGCGGCGGGACATCATCCATAAAAAAACTCCTACCAACTTATTAGAGTTGGTAGGAGCCAATAATTACCTTTTTTTTCAGTATGTGACATACTGGATCTTATCCAACGATATGTCCCAATAACTATTAAATTCATATGCCATGCCTGAATTGCCCCAAGGATGTTCTATCTGTGGGAATGCACCAGACTTGAATGTTAGCTCAACTACACCATCAGGGTCTGTAAAAGTTTGTAGATAGAATGGATGCTGTATGATACAAACAGCTTCTGTCCAATAGTTAGGCTGTAAGCAGACACTCCACTCCGTAAAATCTATACCACCACTATCTCCTTGGAAGTCTAGCGTACCATCAAAAGGAGCAATATATCCGTAGAAGCAGTCATCTATTGTTATACTAGGGAGTTGTGATAGGGCTAACATATTACCACCCTCTGTGGTTGCCCAAGCCCAAGTATACCAATTAAATCCCCAAGGTAGGCCGTTCAATGGATTTAGTGTTCCGGGGTTGCCAATCTCATTTGTGGGATCGTTCCAGAAATGGGTTGGATGCAAGTTCTCATACTTGCCTGCCCAACTTATATGCCACCGCAACTGCAATCTAACTTCCCGTAATGGAGCAGTGCCTGTGTATGCAGGGAATCTTAGGAACTTAAGATCACACTCTTGATCCTGACCGTAGTAGAACCAACAATCTTGAGTTCCTTGTAACTCTACAAAATCGTAATCCAAACCATTTGTCGTAGTGGCTGGATGGCTCTGTGGAGTTACCTCAACAATCCGGCCTCTCCTGACCTGAGAGATTAGAACAGGGACTGCCACCATTAATGCTATAACTACACCTAGTAAATATTTTCTCATAATTTCACCTATTATCTCCAGATCCTTTAATCTTATTGCGATTCATTCTATCCTGTAGTTTTATAATGTTGTCTGAGGCTACTGTGTTCATGTCTAGATCCAAATCCGAGCAGACTGCTGCAATATACCAAAGTACATCACCTAGCTCTGATCTTATCTGTTCTTTATCTTCAGGAGAGAAGAAACCTTGTGAATCTCTAAGTACTTTTTTAACTTTACCACACACTTCTCCTGCCTCAGATGCAAGACCTAGTGTAGGGTATAGGATTCGATCCTTATAAATTGCGTATTGTTTAGCTTGTTGTTGGTATTGACTAAAGTTCATATTGGTATTAGAGTGAGGTTGGTTACTATTTTCTAAATTATATAGGTAATCATGATTTATTTTTTTTATACCAATCCTCATAAGGTCCTGTAGGGCATTTAACATCTTCAACGACACGAGTATATCCATTAGAAGACATTAAATGATATATCAAGTTTTTTTGTGTCGGACCTATTAAGTATGAATTATGTTCTATGGTAAATAGATTAACATCCCATTTTAAAAATGGAAAACTTGCTAGAACATTATATTCATGACCTTCTATGTCTAATGACATATAATCTATACTAGAAGGACATTTTGCTAAGGTTAAAATAGAATCTAATAAATCGCAAGAAACAGAATTATAAACACTTCCATTTTGAGATGGATAAGTATTAATTCCATTAAATACGCAAAAACCAGAATAAGGCATTACCGCTTTATTTGTAGTTTTACAAGATCTATTTTTAATTAGGTTTGCATAAAAATTAGGATTTGCTTCTATACATAAACCATCCCAAAGTAGTTCTTTTTCTAAGAAATAAGTGTTACTGGATTCGACTCCATCATAAGCACCAACATCTACGAAAAATCCATTCTTTTTATCCTTAAGAATATTTCTAACCCATACTTCTTGCCCTGCTTGATTATAAGAGTTCATGTTATTGCTTAGGGACCCAAAGGTCCATAAATCCTCCTGATATATTAGAATTTTTTAATTCGTAATTAATTGATTCAAAAAATTTATTAAACTTATTAGGTGGACATACCAAAGGATAACCATGATTTAAATTTTCAATAAAAATTATAGGTTTATTTCTTAATATCGTATCCCTTGCACCCTCTAAGACCTTTAATTCGTGATTCTCAACATCTATTTTAATCATAGTTACTTCATTAAGATTTAATGAATCTAAAGTGACTTTATTAACTGTCACTCCCACATCTACTGGATTATGATTTGGGAATTTATCGCTCTCTAAAGTAAAACCTCCAAAATTAAAGTCTTGTGTATTATAAACTTTAGCTGTGCCCTCTTCATTACTTAAAGCATATTCTTTTACAAGAATATTCATACCTTCTGTATTAGACTTTAATAAATGTAAATTGACTGGGACTGGCTCAAATGATATTACTTTTGAGCTTTCTAAAATATTAGCAAAAAATATTGAATGATTTCCTACATTTGCTCCAATATCTAATATTACTTTGTGTTTTGGGTAATTTTTTAGAATCCATTCTAAAAAATCAACCTCATAAAATGTTCCTGTATTTATGACCGCATAGCCTATAGGATCGTTAGGAAACACATTAACTGACATTTTTAAAATTATTGTATTTTAATGGATATCTCATTTTGTTATTACCTCAAATCTAGGGCATGGTACAATAAATTTCCCACCATTATAAAGATAATTAGATTCTCTTTGGCAAAATTCATTAATGAAGTGCCAAGGTAAAACTAACATATAATCAGGTTTTTGCGCTCTAACATACTCTTCAGAGTATATAGGAATATTTGTTCCTACAGTTTTATGCCCATATTTTTGTGGTTGTCTTTCTGCTATTCCTTTAATTAAAGTATGATCTAATCCAAAATATTGAAGTAGAGTATTTCCTTTTGTCGAAGCACCATATGCCCAAACTGATTTACCAGCAGCAACTTCAGTTTTTATAAAGGATACCGTTTGCTCCTTTAACTTTAGCAATTTTTTGTACCAATTTAAATAAGTATCTGGATTTTTTAAGTCATACAATTTTTCATTATTTAATGTAGCTTGAACCCTAAAATTACACACATCTCTATAGGGGGATGTACCAAATAATGTAGGATCAGCAATATTTTTTTGTATGTAAATTCTAAAACTTCCTCCGTTGATATCATTTAATTGACAATCAACAATCTTAAAATTAGTTTTATCTAATAAATATTTCATGGTTTCTAATGAGTAATACTCCAAATGTTCATGACAAATATTATCAAATGCTAATTGATCTAACATCAAAGGAAGATAACTCATTTGCACAACCCACAAACCATTATCATCTAAAGACTTATAAATATCTTCACAAAATTTGATTGGATCAGGCAAATCGTAAAACATTGCTATCGAAGTTATAACTTTAGCTTGTTTATTTACTTTTTCTTCATATGCTTTATAAGTAAAATAATCGTTAATTATAATATTAGCATGATCATATGCTTTTTGGCAATTATTTTCTGCTGGATCAAATCCAACAGAAAAAATAAATTTTGGTACAGCGGATAATAATGTACCATCGTTACACCCAATATCAATCCAAACATCATCAGATTGTAATTTTACAAGACTTTGTATATTTCTTACTAATCCATGAAGTTCATCTGTCATTGTTTTATTAGTTCCAGAATGATACCAATATCTTTTATACATTTTATCAAAATCAGCAGTATCTTCTAATTGAACTAATCCTGATTTAGTAGATAAACAAAGACTCAGTGGAGTTTTTGCTGCTTCATCAGCATTAGACTCCATAGGTATAAAATCTGAAACATAAATATTCCCTAAAGAAAATAGTTTTATTAAATCGTCATTTTTTTCTATTCTGCACTTCATAAATAATCCCTTCGTAGTTTTTTAAAAAATTATCCTCTGACCATTCATTTTGTAATTCTAATACATTAGAATTACCAGAGTCAATTGCATGTTGGATATTTGTATTTATTATAGACGGTAATTTAGTTTTTACATGGTTAAATTGATACGATTCAGAAATAATAATAGGTTTACCTGCTGCTACAGCGTAGTCTATTGCAGAAGATGGACCCATACCAAAATTTTGAGAATATAAAAATATGTTTACATCATTTTCAGACAAAAAATTTATTTGTTGTTGATCTGAAATATATTCGGATGTAATATACAACTGAATTTGAGTTTTCTCAAGAGTTTCTTTTGCCCATATTTTAAATTTATCAAATTCATTTTTAGTGCCATCACTAGAAAAATGAGCTTTTGTTATGTGTAATCTAATTATTGCCTTCTCATATTGTTGTTTTACAATATTTATAAGCTGTGCAAAATTTTTATGAGGAAAATAAAAACCAAAAGATCCTATCGTTGGAATTTTATTTCTAGAAGAATTTTTTAATGCATAACCGAATAAAGGTCTAACGGATGTAAACCATTTTGAATTAGTTTTCAAAGTTGGGTCTAACGCAATTCGAAAATCAAATCCATCTATTTTATACCCTAGATCAATTTCTTGTTGAACTACATCATGGCATAATGCTAAATGTTGGATATTTGGATATTTCGTTTTTATATTTTTTGCCCAAGGCATCAAACCCTCTGTATAATTATAAATTATACAGTTTGGGTTGAAAGTTTTTATACTTTCATTCAAATCATCTAAAGAATTACATTCACAATATATGAAATTGTATTTTTTACTATTCTTTAAAATATTGAACATTCTAACCCCATGAGCATAAATCCCACAAAGTTTACTTATTTTATGATTAATCAATAGTATTTTTATCATTTTCAATCATATCCTTTACCATATCTTCAAAGGAAATTTGTGGTTCCCATCCTAAGTGGTTCTTTATTGCAGTGTAATCACCCCTTTGAATGCCTACTTCTGTTGGTCTGTAAAGATTTTTATTTATTCTTATTGCTACATAAGCATCTGGAACATAAATTTCATATTTTTCATTTAAAGGATTTTGATCATCAATCCACTTTCCGTCAATAGATGCTGTTTGGAACGCAGCATGAACAAATTCTTTTATAGTCCTAGTTTTTCCACTTGCTAAAATAAATTCTTTTGGCGATTCTTGTTGGAGCATCATCCAAATCCCTCTAACCATATCTCTTGAGTCAGACCAATCTTTATGAGCGTAAACATTACCTAAATCAAATGAATGGGTGACTTCTCCAGTGCTTTCCAATTCAACTAATATTTTAGCTATATTTTTAGTTATTTTTCTAGTAACAAATTCAATACCTCTTTTTGGCCCTTCATGATTAAATAAAGTACCATGAATTGCAAATAATCCGTAAGATCTTCTATACACATCAACTAAATGTCTAGCTGCTGTTTTAGAGACTCCATATGGGCTTACAGGAATGAATGGATGTTTTTCATCTTGTGGTGAATATAGGGTGTCACCAAATTCTTCGGATGATCCGGCTGAGTAGAATTTACAGCTAGGTGAAAATTTCCTAATTGCCTCCAAACATTTTAAAACACCCAATGTATTTACATTAAATACTTGTTCTGGGGTTCCCCAAGAGGTTCCAACAAAACTATTAGCAGCAAAATTTATAAAATAATCAGGGCGTATATCTTGCACTATATTATCTAAAGAAGTTTGATCAGTTATGTCTCCAGCTACTAAATTAAATTTTTTATTACTTTTGATCTCATTTATATTATCCGTGTTTGGATTTGATCCTCTTTTGTAAACTCCATAAATGAAGCAATCATCCTGAGTATTTAATAAATACTCAGCTAAATTTGATCCATCTTGCCCCAATATACCAGTAATTATAATTTTTTTCATAGTTATGTTTTTCTTTCTGTTATTCTTGAATCAGGAAAAAATTTTTCTTGCAACTCTTTCTTAGCAATAAATCTTTTTCCATTACAATCATCAACTTCTTTGGCCGAGATTAAATCATATCTTGCTTTTTCTACGGCATCAAATGTTTTTTCATTTGCTTCATATAACTTTTTATATTCTTCTGAGTTTATTATAGTATCAAATAAAGTTATTAATTGTAACTCTAAGTGATTTTTACATTGCTGCCAATTATGCAAATTTTTGGCATTTTTATTTTTTTTAACTTCTAAAATTGCTAAATAATCAAATGCATAACATTCATCGACTAAAAGATTGATCATACTAGTATCATATTTTTTTTGTTAGGGAAATCAGTCAACCTATTTACTTTGTCCACTTCTTGAATTATTGATTTATTTGGTAACCCAACTGCTACCGCAAGCCCAAATGTACTGTTAGAAATAACTTTTTCACAACCTGAAATAATTTTTGCAACATCTAATGCAGAATTAGTATCAAAAAATTCTATTTTTGTGTTGAAAGTCCACTCAAACAAATCATGCTCTTTTCTGCTACCTAAGAAAACACCGTCTTCACTAATAATAGATCTATTTGCAGCCAAAAAAGTATAAGCACCTTGATATCTTGGACTTCTAGTCACTGCAATTTTTTTTTCCAAATAAATTGGATCACCACAGTCTAACCAAGATTGATTAACATCGTAATCTGGTAATGAAAAAGATTCATGATAAGCGTTAAGTAAACAATGCTGTTTTTTTGGATTGTTTTGATTCATGAGTGTAAACCTCATTTTGTTTAAATTAAAATCAATATTTTCACCATTGTAAATTTTCACATCGTGAATATATGATTGATTTTTTAATAAGGGTAATAAAAAATCAAAACCGGAACGATTAAATTTTGTGGATCCCCCCCATATAGATAACTGCTGCTGACAATAAGGATCGTCTTTACCAGCTTCAATATCTAAATAAAGTGTCCCTCCTCCCAAAACTTTAATTACAGATAAAGAATATACTATATCTCCCAAATCCCCAGAGTGTTTGAATGTTTTCATCTATGCTCCCCTAATATATTATCACAGTATCGAGCACCAAAAACTTCAACAAATTTTTGGTACATATTTCCATCAGAACTTTCTGATTTATCATACCAACCACCAAAACCAAGCCAAGTTTTAGTCTTCATTACTAACTGCATACAATCAATATTAAATTTTATGGCAGGTGATCCTGTAAAAATCAAAAACTTCTTGTCTGCTTGTGATTTTTCTCTCCATAAAACATAACCGTTTGTTTGCATCCCTCTCATTATGACAGGGAATATTAAAATTTCTGATGTTGGTTGTTGTTTAATTTCTCTTTTGCTTAATTTATCCAACTCTTCCAGACAAGTATCATAAAGAATATTATCTGGGTTAAAATGCACTATGTACTCACCTTTTGCCACTCGAATACCCATATCTCTAAGTGAATGACCCCAATCATTATATCTTTTTTTAGTAATAGTTATTGTAGAGTTTGGAATGTTTACATCAGGTGTGGGTCTGCTTGTTGGGCCATCATGATAAATCAATACTTCAAAATCTTTAAAGGTTTGATTCTTTAAACATTGCATACCTTGAATAAAAGATTCGTCAGAGATTACTCCATCATAATGAGGAACAATGATAGAAAACTTATACTTATATTCACTCATGATGCTATCTCAATTGGTTTCCTCAATAGTTGCTCATAGATCTTAAGTCTATTTATAGCAACTTTGTTAAGATCAAAATTTTCTTCTGTTAGCTTATGAAGTCTTCTACCCATCTCCTCTCGATGATCTCTTTCTTTAGCTATCTTAGTCAATATACGCACCCATTCAGTTTTAGGTGCATCATGATCTATTAGGTATCCAGTCTCTCCATTTATTATCCATTCATCATAGCACCCAACATTAGAAGCTACCAAAGGAATTTGATATCTTCCACATTCTGCTACCTTAATCTCAGACTTGGAATCGTTAAACTCATTCATTTCTAATGGTGCTAATGCAACATCCATATTAGTAAAAAATGATCCATATCTATCTGTAGGTAATGCATAATGAATTCCAAAATTATTGTCCCTCTTCATATTACCTAGGAACTTAGCTTTGTAATTCTTCCAAACAGATACTTGCCAATCGTCTTTCTTTGTGTCTGGTGGAGGATGCCCATAAAAATCCCATCTGCAATTCTGTGGGCCTACACGCTGATTAACCATTGCAGGGACACCAGCAAATACATGGAGATCCTGCTCATGGTGAATCCCTCCTGCCCAACCAAAACGGCAAATGTTCTTCTTCAACAGAACCCTTTGCATATTCCAGCAAGGAAGATTATAATCTATTGAATTCTTTATAACTGCTAAGTATTTTGTACAGAATGGTTTTATTCTACTAGCAAACTTTTGTTGAGTTACTGAGACTAAATCTGAGTGATGATATATAAACTTAGTTATTTCTCCTAACCCTCGCTCTTGATAAACACCATACAATCTATGTCCTTTGTACAAATCAGTTAATAGATCATCTGTATCGTAGTGTACAAACTTGCCAAACTCTTTAGCCTTACCTACGATTCTAGCTGTATAGTTTCCACCGTAGTTACTAAGGTTACTAACCATTACTATATCAGCCCATTTCATATCCTCAAAAGGCCAATTAGGTATCCATTGTCCTGAACTGGGATCAACTCCCAAGGGGTTAAAGTTCATTCTAACTTCTACCTTATCAGGATATAATTCAGCAAGTTTTTTATATGGAACTATGGCCCTGTAATAAGCACAACCGCCTTCATTAGCAGGGCAAACCAATATTTTTAATTTATCACTCATAAAAAAAATAAGAGCAGGGAGGGTAAATCCCTGCTCTTATAAAAGTCAGTTATTTAAATCAATCATGCATTATTTCTTGATTTTTTTGCTTAACAATAACATCCTGAGATTCCTTAGGTGCCAAAGTGACTGCCTTAGTCAAGTCAATCACAGCCTCACGCAAGTCATCAAAATCAGGCACCTTTCCGTCTTGGTTCGGACCTTCAACTCCGGGGACAATTCTCCTAACAGCCGTTACAGTATGCTTGCGGAAGCGGCTGGATAGGAAGGGTAGAATGACGATCAGCAATTGCATCCACGGTGCTGATCCCGGAATCGTTGACCCAAAAACATTTGCAATTAAACTAATTACATTCGGTGAAAGTACCTCTTGTGTTGCATTAGCATCCAAAGTAACCACCATAGCACCTGCGGCATTTGTTAGATGATCCTTTGTAGTAATAACAGGTTGAGTACCTCGCCGTTCAAACTCGCCCTTTAATGCATCCCCAACATCACCACCTAGAGTTTCTATTGGAATCACTACCGATTGCTGATTTTTCAAGGATTCAGCAGTGACATTACTAGTTTCTGTAATAACAAGGGGTGCTACAGGTTGTTCAGTATGCCCACTTCCAAAAGTGAAGCCAGCACAACTAAACAGCCCAAAAGCAAGCAAGCCAACAATAACAAAGTTTTTCATTAATCAACTCCTTAGTTTAGAAATATAATCTCCACCTTCTTCTTCAGATTCTTCGTTGGGAGCATCTTTTTCAGAGGGGGTCAACTTACCTCCAATGGCAAGTGTTTCAGCAATTCTCTTAACCTCATCATACTCTTCCAACTTGACTAGACCATGGATATCGTGGAGTGTATCCATAACCTTTGCGATTTCAGCCTTTGTTCCCAAAGGTGAAGACTTTGGACGGGGCTGGGACTGATCATAGCGGGGCCATTGACCCTCCATATGCTTAACAATCTTGAAATCATGACCCTTCTCAATGTCAGTGATATCGCCAAAGTCTGAATCAATCATGGCCCCAACAATCTTCTGGAAGAGAATCATCCCGATGGAAAGAATCTTAACATCGTTAGTCTCTCGATCCAGAATATTCATGTAATATCTTGAACGAGGCTTGATTAGCCGTGCCAGAGCTTCATCTTCCTTCTTCGCAGTCTTCCAAAGACTGTAATAAAGATCACACAACGGGCAAGATTCGTTATGGATCTTGCGACAATGGACATTCTTTACTTGCCCATTTTCCATCGGAATTCTATGGATCTTAGTCTCAGCATAGAATTCTTTTTCTTCTGTCTTAGATGGTAGGATACGGATGGTATTGGATCCATCCTTTACCTGATAAAACTTCTTGATGAAGTCATCTCCTCCTCCACCCTTGTTCTTGCCCATAAGTTCTTCGTGCTTCTTACGAAGCGCATTAAGATCAATACCCATATTCAGTTCTCCTGTTATTTGTAAAGTTTAGTTTCTTCACGCTTGTTTGCGGACACCTGTTGCAGCATATCTTTCTTCTGCTCAAGTGCCCTAACCAAACCCTTCAATAGCTCGTAACGGAACGATAGCTCATTGATTAAGTTTAGGTGTTCTTTGTTGGTTTCGTCAGCCAGTACAGCATCATCAAGATCTTTGGCAGTTAATTTAGAGGTATTCTCAATACGAACATTCTTACGGAGCGTTGCCATGTACTGACCATGGTCAGTTTCGGCATCAGATAGCTTTTTCTTAGCTAGTGCCATTAGCGCATGGTAGTACGAGTATGTGGACGCTTGTTTCGATAGTTCAGAGTCTACACTAACATCGTCAAACTTCAACACATTATCAGAAATAATGTGGTAGTTTTCCCAAGTAAAGTTATCTAGTGATTTTTCTAAAGTTTGGCTCATTGTAGTGCTTTGTATAGTACGGTCATGAATTTATAAGAGTAGTCAAGTAGATTTATTTTTATTTAAATTAGGATTTTTCAATAAAAAGTTAGCTTCTGTAAGAATATCTAGGTTTCCTAGTTGATCAACACTTAAATAATCTCCAGCCTCTCCAATTTTTTGTAAAATATTTGGATTAAACTGTCCAGAATCAAGCACCCCAAACTTAAAAGGTATTTTATAATAAAAAACACCATCTATGACATTTGTAATTGTATAATTATTATAGTTTTCAAATCCCCAAATACCAGATCTTTGTACTGAAAATCTACTTCTTTTTGTTTGTCTTCTAACGAAAATTTCTCTAGGGTTAATATCACTCATTTTCTATACTCCTTACAGGGTCATCACACTCTGACATTCGAAGAATGTTATAGTCTACTTTAGCTGGAACCGTAAATCTAGGGACCCCGTTTCTAGACTTCATAATATATACTCTCATCATACCATTATCAAATTCTTCTTCAGTCTGATTTAAAGACATGGAGAAATCACAAGGGCGAATTTTACCATAAGAATCTCCAAGCTCGACATCCGTGATAATACTACGCATTCTACCTTGGCGGTTAGTTTGTGTCGCAGTCCAAATTAAAATATCTTGTTCCATGGCTAAACCACGAAGTTCTTCTGCAATTCGTTGCTGGGCTTGATACTCATGTTGAATATCTCTAGTGGAACGCAATAGTTCAAGATAATCAATAATAATAATTTGTGGGACAAAATCATTATGATTCTTAAGTTGAACAAGTAAACTTCTAATTGTATTGACTGATGCCATCAAAGTTGGGTATTCTTTAATAACCAATTTACCTTTGAACACAGTCTGAAACTTATCCAATCGTTCCTTTACAGTTAGTTGATGCTTAGGATCTTTCAACTTAGCTTGGGGGACTAGAGTCATGATTGAATCAAACCTCTGTGCAATCTTATCTTCACTCATTTCAAGAGAAATATAGAGCACATTGTGGCCGTCAATCAGAGCTTGAACACCTTGATTAACTAGATAAAGAGACTTGCCTACTCCGGGGGGTGCAACAACCATGGCTAGCTCCTTAGAACCTAATCCGCCTTCCAAAGATTTATCTATTGAAGGGAATACAGTTCTAAATTTTACCGATGTTTTATCCTTACTAAAAGTTCTAGTCCAGCGATCAGAAAAATCAGTAAAATAATCTTGCCCAATATCTACTGTTTTACCAACTAGAAGTGCCTTCCTTACTAATTCCTCAACCTGCTCAACCTTGTTCTCCTTGATTAGAAGGATGCTTTCTGCAATAGCAGCTTTCATAGCTTCTTTCTTGGCAAACGATTCAATCAAATCAACAACATATTCTGAATTATTGATTGTTGAAGTATCCAAGGAGTTAATATAATTTAACTCATCTTCATAATCTGAGATATGTTCTCTAGATCCAAGATCTTTCTTAAGATCTTCTAAGATAAATACATCTGATGGTAGTGTATGATATTTATCATAGTAAGACTGGACTACAGTAAAAATCTTACTGTGACTAGGAAACTCAAAATACTGAGGTTTTACAAGTCCTACGATTTGTAGATAGAAATCGTTGTTGGACTTGAGGAAATAAAGTATTGCCCGTTGAATGTTCTCGTTGAATTGGTATGCCATTTCACTTCTTCTTCTTGGTTACAGAAGTATGTCTATTAGAGATATCCTCGGTTATTTTTCTTGACCTTTCAATTTTTTCTGAAGTCTCCTTATCAGACAACTTTTTAATTACTCCATCTTTAGCCATTTTTTCCCAATTAAAACTTACTTGTTTATATCTACCTTCTTTTTGGGAAAGTCTTTCCCCAGACTCTGCTATGGATCTTTTTAAGAATTTATTAGCTGAATCCTTGTCAAATCCCTTTGCAGCAAATTTACGATACCTTTGCTTTACTGTGTAGAAATCCATAGCACCTTTATTAGCTGCTCCACCACAACCATCATCGCCAAAACTAAAATTTATTTCACAGAAATATCTTTCACATTTAGCTTTGCACTGTTTACATTTGATTTTTTTGGGAGCCTTGCCTATACGAGCTTCTGACTCCCAAATAATCATACAATTTTCACAGTTGTATTCGTAGATAGGCATCAGGCACCACAGCCTCCTCCAACCATAGAACACGCTTGTCCATCAGCTACGCCAGTCTCTACTGAAGTTTTCATGTATTTTTCAATATTTTCAGTAGTGAGTGGGATTGCTGCTAGTGGTTCTTGCCCCTTAGAACCTGCACGATATACAGTTAACCCCTTCAAGTATTGTGCATATTCCAAAGAAGATTGATTAAAATCTTCAGGCTTGGCTGATGCTGGTAGGTTAATTGTTTTACTTATGCAGGAATCAATATACTTTTGAATTGTAGCTTGTACTTTAATATGCTCTTCTGGAGTTACATCGTAAGCACCTACGAATACATCTAACTTTTTATTTTGGTTATAGTACTCTTGGAACAAGGGGTCCACTACAACTTCTTCCTTCCAAACATTCGCATGTCTCCAACGACGATGATACATGGCAGCAAAAATAGGTTCGATTCCGCTTGATACACCATGCAACATAGAAATTGTACCACAAGGTGGTATTGTAAGCATTACAGCATTACGAATACCATATCTCTTGATTAACATACGGATTCTAGCTGGGAGTGTCTTGGCAAATTCTTCTCTTAAGTATAGACCAGATTCAAATGCAGGGAATGGAGCCTTGTCTCTGGCTAGATATACCGATTGCATATAAGCCTCGTCACGGATTGTTGAGAATAGTCTTTCTAGGAACTCCAAGCATTTCTCTGATCCATACCGTATACCGAGCTTGATTAGCATATAGTGTAACCCTGTTACACCCAACCCGATTCTACGAGAACGCTCCCCTACTTGCTTGCATTCTTCTGTTGGGAATGAATTTACAGTAAGAACATTATCCAAGAATCGAACACCTGTTCTTATTGTCTTTGCTAGTCGCTTCCAATCTACATCCTGTCCGTTTTCAGTAACCATATTGCTTAAGTTAATATTACCTAAGCAGCAATTACCATAACTAGGTAAACTAATTTCTCCACATGGATTAGTTGAATCCAACTTTTCGAAGTAAGAAACATTAGTATAACTATTAGCTAGATCAATATTGTAAATACCCGGATCCCCGCTTTCAACAGCGTTAGTCCAAATCTTATTCCATAAATCTCTAGCACGGAAGTCTTGCTTCCCAACAACCTCAAATTGATCCATCCAATGTTGCTTATGGAAATTATTTGCACGAGCAATTGCATCTTGCTCATTTAAAGCAACAACAGTTATATTTTCTCTTCTGTTCTGGTCAGTATTAAATCTAATTACATCATAACAATGATATTCCTTGTTATTAAATGTAAAATGCCAAGGTTCATTAAACTCAATAGCTTCTAAGAATCTATTAGTAATAGCTACTGAGATATTAAAATTAGTTAATTGCTTTTGATCTAATTTAACATGAAGGAACTCAAGAATATCTGGATGAGTTACATTCAGAATACCCATTAGAGCAGTTCTACGATTCTTTCCTGCACGAACATGGTTTCCTACTTCGTTGATCATTTGTAGGACGGAAACTGCTCCGGGGGCAGAATTAGCAACATTTCCTATATCATCACCACGGGGTCTAATTTTACTAACATTAAATCCAACCCCTCCTCCTGCACAGGATATACGATACATATCCATTACAGTTTTTCCAATTGAATCAACATTATCCTCTGGTATGATGACAAAACAGTTTAGCAGATTCTGTCTACGGCTTCTACCTGAGCCGTAAATAATTCTACCTCCGGGAATGAAGTCTCCAGATGCAATAGCTTCATAGAAGGCTCTCTCGACCCTTTCCTTTTCATCGTCTTTTTCAGCAGAAGCGATTACTTTAGATATTGCTTTTGCTCTATCAGACCACTTAGTCTCTCCGGGATAAGCATAGCGAGCTTCGAAAATTTCTTGACCTAGTTTATTTAATTGCGTAATCATTAAGATCTCCTTGATAGATACGATACACCGTTTTGTTTTGTTACTGTTAAGACTTTACAATTATCTATTAACGATTTTAGATAATTGTTATGTGTTATTATAAATAAAGTCTTATCTTTCTTTAGTTCGGATAGTAGTATGTAGAGTCCATCTAAACCATCCTGATCTAAATTTTCACCAACTTCATCCAAAAACATTAAGTTAGTGCTATCTCTTTTAGTATTAGTGAGTAAACTTTGTAATCCTAACATTACTGCTAGGCTTATTTTACGCTTTTCACCACCAGATAAAGATATAAAAGACAACTCTTTTCGATTTGTATAGATTTTCTCGTTTAATTCTTCGTCAAATTTAATAAAGAATTTTCCATTTGATAAATAAGAAAGATAATAGTTAATTCTACCATTAAAAAAGTTAAGGATATTTCTAATAATGTATTTTATTAATCCTGTTTCCGAGAAAGCTTTTTCCCAAAACTTCATTATCTCTAAATTTCTTAATAATTTAGCTTTATCATTATTTAAAAAATCAATCTTTTCCTCTATTTCAGATTTAGATATTTGTAAATATTCTTTTCTAGAGTGTAATTCATTTAGTTCTGCTATTAGTTTATACTTACTGGAAGGTATGGGTATTTTTTCTTTTAATTCTCCTATGTAAGTTTCAATTTTTTCTTTTTTCTCTGTCTGCCTATCTAAACTCTCTTTTGCATCCTCTATACTTTTTTCTAACTGTAAAATATCTTTTTCTGTTACATTAGGCTTAGATGAAACTCCACAAGCTTTACATGTTTTAGGTTTATTTTCTTTATAGAATTTTAATTTCTTCAAATAATCATCTAATTCTCGTTCTTCAGTAAAAACTTTATTATTAATATTTTGTAAGATAGCAGTTTGAAGTTTAATATCCTCTTCTATTTTTAGGATCTCATCTAGGCTAAGTTTAATTAATTTTTCTTCAGTTATATTATTTTCCTGAAAAAATTCTTGCTTACCTACTTCTACAGATTCAATTTGCTTGTTTAATTTTTCTAACGATATTTTAGAATCTTGAATTAAAGCCTCAAGTGTTTTTATTTCTGTATTATACTTCGATTTAAGATCCTTTACAGAATCTCTTTTATCGAATATTTCATTTAAATTTAAAAAGTTTTTTATTATTGATCGTTTATCTTCTGGAGTGGCATCAATAAAATCTACATTATTGTGTTGCCCAAAAACAGTAGATGCTAAAAATGTTTTATAATTTATGTTTAAAACTGATTCAATAAGCTCTTGTGTTTTTAAACTACTTTCTTGAGTCTTATCAACCTCTCCCAAAAAAAACTTAAGAAAGGTGGGTTTTTTACTCCTGCGTATGATCATGTTATTGTTCAGCGTTATCTCAACGGAGCAATTCTTGTTATCATACACATTGATTAGAGCTTCTTCTGTAGATTTACGGATGGTTCTCCCAAAGATACCCCAGACAACAGCCTCGATTATGGAACTCTTACCAGAACCATTTGAGCCACCAATGTCTTTATTTTTTCCTTCGATTAAAACTATCCCACTATGGTTATCAAAATTAATTTTGATATCTCTAATCGAGTAAAAATTTTTTATTTCTATTCTATTGATTTTCATTTATTATTTTTAAGCCATCAAGTAATTCTTGCTTACTTAATGTAGTATTAGTATTATTAATGTAATCCTCTATCAAAGCTTCATCAACTTTAGTTATTATTTGTTCTGGATTGTAACTACTTTGAGGTTTATTTTCATCAACCACTGGTTTATACTTTACATCCACATACATAGGTTTAATATGATCTAAAACCTCTCTTAAATTATCTTGATCTTTATCTAAAGTATTGACCATTATTCTAAGCAAAGTAAAGTAATTATCATTTTCTATGAATTCCTTGTTTTCAACAACAGAATTTAAATCCATAATTAAATGACGAATACCAAAATTAATTGGTTTTATTTTATACTTTCCTTTTGAATCTACTACAGCATAAAAACTATCTTTATTAGCTTCTTGAAAAGATGTAGTATATGGAGTCCCTACTATAGCTACATTCCCTGCTTCTTTGAAGTGGTGAATATGTCCCAGAAAAGTTGGATTGGTAAACATATCCAATGAAATAGTAAAATCAGGGTCCCCCATAGGGTTAAGACAACCATTATACCCAAAATGACCCAAAACGATATCAGAATCAGGAACCCTTCCAAGATCGTCGATAATAGTTCTTTCATTTTCGTAATGAGGGATGAAGGTATAGCCATTGATAGACCTAGTATGCTTTATTACAGTAACATTTCTTTTATACTCAAACAATGAAAGTGCTGTCAACCCATCATCAGCTTTTGTTTGTGAACAATGATTACCTCTTAAAAGATAAACTTTTTTATCTCTAGGAATATAATCTAATATTGATTGTAAGGCCAATAATACTCTAGGACTTGGTGATCTTTTTTCAAAAAGATCTCCTAAAAAAATAATATCATGTGAATTTTCACAATCTATTATCTTTTTTATTGATTCAACTTGAAAATCTAAATATCCATTATATTTATCATCAAGATGTATGTCACCGATTATCTGTGTTTTTTTCATCACATAAAGCTTTCCAACTTACTGGATAAAACTTCTCTAATATGCTTCCTATGGCTTTGGCATATTCTTGGGTTTCTTTTTGAGCATGAGAATCAGTTCTTTGTTTATATAAATGATTCCATCCTAACAAACTTCCGGTAACAACAGTAGTAGTATACATTGATTGAGGCAGTATCATTCTAGCTTGTTCAGCACAAACACCCTCTTTTATCATAAGAGAATAAAATTGTAAAGCTGTTTTATTTACAAAATCTGAATCTTGTTTGTATAAGTCGCTAATATTTGATATTTCCTCAGAACTACCTTGTTTAACATTAGGAGCTTTTAATCTCCACTCGTTGGGAGAATAAAATTCAGGCTCTGTACTTATATATCGTCTAGAAACTTCCGACCAACTAAAACCTACTTGATGCTTACCTAATTGCCTAAGGACAAAAATAGGGCAGTGTATCCTGAAAGTTGCGTGGGGATGTCTAAATGGTAAAAGATGCCCGTGTTGTGCAAGATAATGTATAAGTTTAGTATCTTTTGCTTCATCAAAAATATCATGTTCTTTATCAAATGAACATCTCGCCGCATTAACAACGAGTAAATCCCCATTTTCATATTGTGAAATACTTTGAACATAGCCTTTATCTAAACAATCTATTATCATTTTATATACTCTAAAAGTTCAGGAACATTCTCAGGTACACCATTATTAAAATGGACTTCCTTCCCATCACCAAATGATCTACCTACTTCAGCATCAATTTTTAATGGAACAGAAAATTCCAAATTAAATACCTTCTTTATTAGAGGCGTATTTACTAATTGTTCGTAGATAATCTCCAATACTTTTCTGACCTCGTGAGGAGGACAGATTACTTCTAAACTGTCATGCACAGAAGCACAGGGTCTAGCTTGCAAACCTTTTTGGCTAAACTCTCTACAACAACCTAGTAACCCGCACAATAAAATATCTGATGCAGTACTTTGAATTGTAAAATTTAAACCTTGACGAAGTGCCCTGTTTACTACAGTTTGATCTTCTGATCTAACATCAGGTAAATTTCTTCTTCTTCCAAAAATCGTATATGCGTAATGATTCTCCCGGATAAATCTATTGACAAACTCCATGTATGAGAAGATTCCGGGGTAAACCTTTCTGTAGTTATCAATGATTTTCTCAGCCCTCTTTAAAGGGATTCCCATAGTCTCAGACAGGTTGAAGGCTCCGCCTCCATATACAATCAAGAATGATACAGTTTTTGCAATCTGCCGTTCTTCCTTAGAAATATTCTTTTTATTAAACAGGAGTTCCGCAGTATAAGTATGCAGATCAGCACCTCCTAAGAATGCCTTTTGCATAATCTTCTCTTTGGCAATGTGAGCCAAGACTCTTAGTTCCATGGCTGAGTAGTCCACGGTTATAAAAGCCCAATCCTTAGGTGCTACGAAGATAGATCTAATATTGTGCTTGGTGTCTCTAGGCAGAGTATGGAAGGATACTCCCATATCTTCTTTAGCAGAATAGGCTGCACAAGATAGACGGCCTGTAGCAGTTCCATCAAATCTAAAATCAACAAAAACTTTATTTATCCCATTGTATTCAATGGCAGCTTTTGTTCCTTGGATATAAGTCTTCTCTAGCTTTTCAGACTTACGAAGTTCTAGCAATCCTTCAATGAACTTCTTTGCATCACGCAGTTCTTCAACACTCTTACTGGATATAACCGATTTGGCAATATCCTTATGTTCTTCACGATTTTTCCACTTTGACACGGGATTCTAACTCCTGATTAATGTATTCCAACAACAGGTTTAGTGTAGGGGCTGAAACAGAGGGAGACCCTTTAGTTGTTTTGTCCGGTGGATAAAGTTCTAAAGCATTCTCCCTAGTGTACAAAATCTCTATTAGATTATTATTAGAGGATAGATTATCTGTTTTTTGCACACCTTTACAGGAATAGAGAAAATCTTCAGCTTCTATGTTTGCATCTCGTAAAACTTTACCTACTTCAGACAGCTTTTGCTCTGATACTAAAATGCCTGCTCCTTCAATCTCTGCAAATTCTTTAATTGAAGGACCAATAATATTATCAAACAAATTGACCATATTTAACTCTTTCATTTTTTCATATAAGATATGATAGATTTGAAGAGTGTAGTATGCATCTGAGTAATTTCCATTGGCACAGGCTGACAATGAAATATTTTCCCAATCAAATTTATTTGGGTTTTGAATACCAAGCATTATAGTTTCTCCAAGTATTCAGGGAAGTACTGTTTCACCAAATCTTTTAGTGCGTTTTTTCCTTCTTCATTGACCATGTGCGACATCATTTTAGTATCCGCTACCTTATTGATAGTTACGCCATGACGATTCAAAAACTTAAGATCAAATTTAGCATTATGCAAAACCTTGATAGCATTATTATTGAGTCCATATCTAACTAAATCAAATACTTCTGCGTGATCAGTGTAATCGTCTACAGAGGTCCAATCAAACTCCTTATGATAAATAGGTACGACTGCTGATCTCTCATCAGTCACAATTGCAATGGTCATGATTTTGTCTTTAAGAAAATTTAGACCCGTGGTTTCTATATCCAAAGCAATTGGCTTTTGATAAGTCTTCAACCAGTATGCAAAATTGGTCAAATCCTTTATAGATTTAATCAATTCATAGTCCATCTTAGTCTGTTTGACCTTGCCTAGAATATGTTTGTTATATCCATTAAGGATATCACTCTCAAATACAGGCTTGTGTCTAGGTTCTTGGATGATTGCATAAGGGTGCAAAACAGGGACTACTACACACTTGTGTCCATTAGGGGACTCAAAATCATAAGAGTTCCCACGCTTATCTGTAATGCCACTCTTTTTAAGTAACATCTTCATAGCTAGATTTCCACACGCGAAAACAAGCTTTGGTTTAATTTTATCTATCGTAGCATTTAAATGATTGCGGCATGCATTTAAACTAGCAGGATTCATATCCCCATCTTTGACAGATGGGCATTTAACAGATGCTGCCATCGCAAAAGGATGTTTAAAAACTTCCTTGATTATTTCCTCTTCAGAGTCAGTAAATGCATAAGTCTTTCCAAATCTAGACTTTAATGAATCTGAGAGGAATAGTACATCACACTGGTCCTGTTGTTCATAATCCAGAACTGCATAGCATGGCTTTGTCTTTGTGAGAATTACGCACCCGCTACACAAAGGATTGTCTGGAGCAACCTCCAAACCCTTATAAAGCTTTTCTAGGTCCATATAAATATAATAGCCTATGAGCGAAAAGAATTACATAAATAATAAAGAATTTGAAAAATTAATTAGAGATTATAAAAAGAATCCTAAAAAATATGAAGATGAGTTAATGGCAAATTTTGATCTGTTAATTAATAATATAATAGAGTCTTTTAAATTTAAACTAGATAAAGATGATGCAAAGCAAGATTGCTTTGTTCTAATATTAAAAACTCTCCCAAATTTTAATAATAAAAAAGGAACAGCTTTCAATTATTTCACGACAATAATCGTTCATAATTTAAAGCTGTTGTATACAAAAAATAAGCGGTATGATTCTAAAATTAAAAATTATTTAGAGTCTAAAAATGATACCCTCAATCAAGATTGAAGTATTCATAAATTTTAGGTAAGTATTTCTCTAAATAAGTTTTATCTTTTCCAACAACTACCAATTGAGGTGTTTTGACAACTTCATAAATTACAAAGCTGTGCGGCATATGAAAGCTGTCAATAACAAATACCTCTTCACCTAAGTCATCCTTATACTTTTCTTTTAGTTTATCTACTAGGATATTACAATGCTTATCCCAAAGTGATATAAACAAAAGATTTATGGTATCCTTGTTCTTTTTTTGGTTTCTGAGAATTTTATTAAGATCGTTTTCCTTACTCAGAAAAGTTAGCTTAAACATACTAAGATCATTCGTTTGGAGTTTCTTGGAGCTTAACATCACCATCATCTCCTTCGATTACGGAGATTCCAGAGGCTTCTAACTCAGCTTTATTATCTTTTGCATATTGTTTTATAATCTGAGTTAACTTATCATTCATGGTTTCAACCCCTGTAAGGAAGATAGTCTTTAAAAAATCATCATCAGATATTTCTTGAGGTTTTACAATCTTAGAAAAGTTTTTGAATGCAAGGGATTGATCCTTGTCCAAATTAATAATCAGTCTCATGTTATTACCATCTCTTCGGCTTTGGTGCCGTATTTTCCATCTTGAAAAATCAAAATTGGAGTTTTGGGTTTCATTTATTTTTGCATCAGTGGACATTTCACTGTCGCTAACACTACTATTATAGTTCAGAGGTATCATATGTTACAAGATTCTTTCGATCCTAATGTTTTTAAATCGCAATTGTCCAAAAAGAAAAGACTTAATAGTCGTTCTAAAGGAAACTCTTTTGAAAGAAAAGTTTGTTCTTTGCTAAATAATAAATTTAATACAACAGAGTTTGCAAGAACTCCCGGATCTGGGGCATTTGCTACAATGCATAATCTTCCAGATCATATGAAAATGTTTGGGGATCTTATAACTCCATTAAACTTTAAATTTATTATAGAATGTAAAAAAGGCTATAACAAAGCAAATATTTACAGTCTATTTAATAAGAGTTCTGAAGTGTGGGATTTTATAACGAAAGCTGAAAGAGATTCAGTTAGAGCAAAAAAAGATTTTATAATTATTTTTCAGCAAGATAGGCAACCAATAATAATTATTTCTAGAAAAAACATATTCCCCAAACTCTATAATACTATAGGGTTTGAGGAATATGAAATAAATATACTTGATCAAATACTAGAATTAAATGATTCTTTATTTATTAACTAGTTTAAATAATTGATTTTGTATCTTAAAAAATTCTTTAAATAACATTAATTCTTTTTCTATATTTTCTGTCATTGGGATAGAATTTATATCTGGTGTTTGATTTAGTTGTGAAATTACTTGTTTCTTTATTTTAGATGTTAATCCTATGCTATTTTTATTAGTTCCAATATTTAAATCCAAGTACATTCCAGCAAATAAAAATTTAGCTCCTGTTCCAGTTACTTCAATTTTTAAATTTCCAGCCTTTCTAGCTTCTAATAATAAATCAAAAATTTCATTATGCCGTATGACAGAAGTAGACCCATCATCAGCAATAATTGTTTGATACATGTTATCATCTATTGTAGAACCGCTAATTAATGTTTGTTTTATTAAATAATCTTCACAAGCTTTTCTTTTTTTAGCATCAGTAGAGGTTAGTAATTTTTGATATTTGTTAATTAAATCAAATTTATTTATTTTTGTTGCTATTCTACCGAGTAAATTACTTTCATCTATATATTTTCCAGTTTCATCTTTTTTTAATTTAGATGCTTTTTTAATCATCTTAACTATTTCTTTAGCTGATGTGTTTGTTTCTAATGTTCTATCTTTTAATATTTGAGATACTCTTTCTAAAACTTGTTTTGGATCCGCAAAGTCTGGTTTTTTTCCTGTAGTTAAGTTATACTTAGATGTTATTGTTGATTCAATAGCTTCTCTTGTTGTCTTTAAATCATTATGTATTTCTAAAACTGCATCATAAGATGTTTGATCTAACCCCATTTTTTGATCTACTAACTGTAAGAATCCTTCTGCTAATCTATTATCTCCTCCATAATTAGGAGTAAATAATTGATCCATTCTATCCAAACTAGCAATTGATCCTAATGTTATTTCATCTAGTTCTTTATATCTTTTTAGTCCAGAAGAAATTAAATATAATTTAGTGTTATTTGATTTATCTATCAATCCACCAGAAGATAACATTGCTTCAAAATCTTTTTGTTCTTGACAAGACATAGCTCCAGCACATCTAGCTTGCACAGCTTGTTTTAAATTTCCTAAAGTTGTTTCTTGAACTTTTTGGGTTCCTCTTTTCTGTTTAGATAAGTCTGCCATTGCAGCATTTTTATCAGTATAAATAAATTGTCTATCTGGACGATCACCTGTTTTAGCTGTACCGGGATCAGAAGAATTGTATGCACATGATGCATTTGGAAAAAATCTATTTATTACTCTTGATTGATATAACATTTCTCTCGCTATAAATTTTTTCACTTGAACCAAATCATTAACCACTAATGAATCATTTTTAAAAACTTCATTAATAAATGCAGATTCAACATCAGTAGGATCTTCACCTACCAATGCTAATTCATCTGCTATAGTTTTTATTGTAGCTATTTTTTCTTGTAAATAACCTGCTACAAATTGTGAAATTTTTCTTTTTTCTTTTAAATCTGATGTTGAATTATATTTTTTTAAAAGATAATAAAAATCAACTGTAGTCTCAGACAAAGCACCTTTTACTTGGCTTTTTGCTCCGCTATAAATAGTTTCTAATTTTACCCTATTTATTTTTTTACAATTTTGCTTTGCCATTTCTATAAGTTGTTTTTCATACTGACCTATTTTTAAAACAACCCCCTCGGAATTTTCTCCAGAACTAGATTTAAGCAAAAGATGAGGTTCTGCTCCAGCCACATAAAAAATAGAGGATTGGAAAGATTCACACGAAGAATCTTTATTTTTTATAGCAGTATCCACTAACAGATCGTAAGCATCTGCTGCAATATCAACATTTGCATCCTCTAATTTGTCTTTTACATAACCATTTATTTCAGTATTAAATGTTACTTTTGTTGCACGCTGTAATCTTCCATATATCGCAGTATTTGCAGACGAAGTAAATTTTTCTCCTGTGGAAGTTTCTAATCCTGATTTTTTAATATTACAAACTGGGGCATTAGGATTTTCTTTACAAAAGTTTTGTATTTTTTTAAATGCATTAAGGAGGGTATTTTGTGTTACATTTATTAATGGTACAATAGGTTCTTGTTGTACCAATGCTTCAGTAGGCGCGGCTTGTTCTTGTGATGCTTGCTCTTGTTCAGAACCTTGTGATTGTCCCCCTAATAAATTTGCAAACTCAGCAAAGTTCATAGCTCCTGCGGCACCCGCAGCTTCTACAGGTATACCTTTTCCTTTTCTAAAATCAGGAAATCCATTAAAAACTACTTTACCCGCCGACTTACCTTCTACAGCAACCCAAACATAAGAATCAGGTATTTCTTGCACTAATACTTTATTATTTGGAGGTTCTGCACTAGCTGCTGCTTTTGCTCTATTAATATAATCTTCGGCTTTAACTTTTAACTGTGGATTTATTTGAGCAGCCTCTTCGATATAAATTAATTTAAATTTCCTTTTTTTTAGATCATCAAAACTATTTAGTAATTGTTTAAAGTAATCCATATTATATTATAGTTCTAAGGAAAAATACCCAATCTAAAATATTTTAGATTGGGTATTTTTTTAATATTTATTTATTTCACTGAGGCTTTGTGATAGTTCTTATATCCATAGTATCAAAGGAGAACTTAACATCTATGGTATTAACTGTATTTGATTCAGAGTATTTTTGTTCTGCTATTGCATACTCCATAGGAAATACTCCCCAGAAGGTTGTTTCAGATATTGGAGTATTTTGCCCACTTAATTGACGCACTATTATCTTAGAAGTTTTAATTGAAGCAATTGATCTAGCTCCAGTCGCTGGAGTGTAGTATTGTCCAGTTAATGGATTAAAGACTGATTTGATATATTCCCAAAGATGAGCATATTGTGGGATTAATAATTGATTATCGAATGTAATTGATAACCCTTCAAATTTCATCTTTCCGGGATATTTAACAATATCATTTACCCTATGGATTTCAACCATGTCTATTTTTGGTCCATAAGCAGTTACTTTATTAACACCAATCTGTAGATCGCCTTCCTTGTAATCTCCTAGAGCAGGAATATTTCTAAAATCTACTTCAAATTGATATGATCTTATTGCATCAAGTGAAGTAGAAATTTTTAAAGGTGTTGGGCTTTCTGCATTTATCGCGCCACGGTAGTCAGAATAAGTTGCCATATAATCTCCTTATCAACCTATTTGTGCTGATTGATTTGTAAGGTTAAGTTCAAAGACTACGATTTCAGCAGTCTTAGTAGGTTTAATTAAAACCTTGCACCACATTTCATTTCTATCAATTCTTATTGGAGTGTTTGTTGTGGAGTCGCAAACAACTTTGAATTGTGTAATACCTCTTCTTTGAGCAATGTCAGCGAAGAATGGATTGAGTAAGCTTTCAACTCTTGCCCAAGTAAACTCATCATTAGGTTCGAATACAAGTCTTCTTGTTGAAGCCAAGATAACCTTTCTAATGTAAATCATCATTCTTCTGATGTTAACTCTATCCAAGGCTGAAGGATCTCTTTGGGCTGTTCTTTGACCAAAGATTGTTATACCTTGTTGAGCAAAGTTGACAACAGGGTTTATAACATTTCCGCCACTATACATTGTATCTCTATCACCTTGGTTGAGTTTAACTTCAACATCAGTGGGTTTAGTAAGTCTTCCACGGACGAATCCGGCAGGAGCAAACCAAGTTTCTGATACGCTATCAGTGAAAGCCATTTGTCTAGCAGCAAAGATTGTTGGATCATACCAACGATCCTTACCATCGAATGTGCTGAACACTTTCACATGAGGGAAATAGATTGCTGCATAAGAACTATTTATGGCAGCAGTTCTTGATCCAGCAGTGCTAGAAGATTTACCATTGGACCAATCTATAGCATCCTGTACTGTTCCTATTCCATAAGGAGGAGAAACCAACGCAAGGAAGTTTTGGCTTGTTTCAGCTAATGTAACGAGAGCATTTTGAACGCTTTGATTATAGACTCCGGGGATCAAAGCAATACTGATGTTTAGTAAATCATCATCTAAAGCATAGAGTCCAGTCTTAGGTTCTGTAGTAGCATCACCTATGAGAACTGTTGCTTTGCCATCAGTTGATGCTGGAATTCCATTATCACCACCAGCTAAATCGTAAGTACCCTCTACTGCTTTTACGAAGCGAGACTCTATGCAAGCAGCACCTGTAAATGCTCCGGGCTGAGTACCTTTTAGATTATCAAAAGATGCGCCAACCAAACCACTCACTTGGCTTGCAAAGTTATTGAGTTTCGTGACCGTTGCAATGTCTCCATTTTCAGCATACAAGTTTCCTTGGATATACTTAGATGTAGCATTAGTTGCCCCAGTATTAATTACATCTTCTAGGAATGCTCCACTTGCAAATAGTGATGCTTTAAAGTTTTCAGCTACAGCACCATTCTCATTAATATCTACAGCAAAGTTACCAGCACCCAAACCTCTAATGGTAATTGAGTTTCCACTAGTATCCCCATCAACAGTAGTTCCTGCATTGTAGCCTGCTCCGGGATATAAAGTCTCAACTAAGTAAGTTAATCCGCTAGCAGTCAACGCATCAAATGTTGCACCATAAACAGTTATGGATGATACTCCAGTTCCAGATGCTCCGAAACTAGTTGATCCAGTAGAGTGTCTAACAGGGAATAGAACCGCAGCCCCTGCCGTTCTTGCAGAAGAAGTCCAAGAAGTAACACTCAAAGAAGCTCCAGATCCTGCAAAAGACCCAACTAAAGCTCCAGATAATCCTAATCCAGTATCTGAATTGTTATCAAAAACACCAACAGCGTCCGCATCTAAAGAACCACCTATTACTTTCTTTAATGCTCTAGCTTGGCAAGCACCGGGATCTCCAGCAGTTAAAGTGCCTGATGGTATATTAAATTGTTTAGCAGAAGCAAATTGTTCTATACCAGCATTATTTTTTACTTGAATATCCAAGTAAATATTTTGTGTTAATCCATATTGATTACCAGAAACAATTACGGCTGGGCAAGCTCCAAAAGTAACTGCGACAGAAGCTTCCACTGCTGAAGCTGCTGCTGCTCTAACGAAATACATTGAGTTTGTTGTCTCCAGTATTTCTAATGAGCCTTCTAATCCTTGTCCATAGATGTCTTCACTTGGAGGGCCGAAAGTGTCTATTAATTGATTCTGGCTTGTTATTAATGTAGCTTCGTTTACTGGTCCTTTGGAGGCGAATCCAACAACACCAACTACGGAACTATTCAGAGATGGCGTGTACTCTGAAAGATCTTTTTCTATGACATATACACCGGGGCTAACAAAGTTTGGCATAATTATCTCCTATCAAGCGTTAACTATTTTGAGTATTCTTTTTTTTGCTAAATTTAATACTTGTTCGGTGATGTAATGGTCAGGAACAACTACACCTTCTCCGGGTTTTAACCATCTTTCATCACAACCTTTTTCAGTTGAGAAGAATATGGTAAATGATTGCAAGCTTGTGTTTTTTACTAGTTTCATAATTAACTCTCCTGATTATGTACTCTAATACAAATTATTTTTAGAAATATTTTTTTAAAATTCTAAATTTAATCTTTCTATAGCTCCATTTGAGGTTAAAATAAACTTAGGATTATTTAAATATGTTGATACTGTTACTGTATAACTTCTTTTTATTATCCTATCATCTTTATCTTCTGCTTGTAAATCTTGAGCAGTAGAACCATCCTCACCTAAATAAGCCTTTACTAGATTATGCCCGGGAATACTTAAATCAGCATCTGGATTAAATTTTAATCTAATTTGTTCTACTATTTGATCTAAGTCTGATTTATACTTACACCAAACATTAACATTGTAAGTTATTTCTACTGGAACTGGGGCTAAACTTAATATACGAATCGCTCTATTTTTTACAGGGTCATACTTAGTTTCATGTATTAATAAGGTTTTGTACCTAGATCTAGCACTATCTAAGGCTGATTTTTCTTGGGATACAGAAACTATGGGTAATATAATATTATTCTCTTGTTGTATTTTTGCTATGGCTCTTTCTGGATTTGCATAAATACATTTAACATTAACTATATTATTTTCATCATTGATGCAAACCAAGTCAGAGAAAAAGTTAATTATAGATCTTAATAATTCTTTGTATATTCCTGATATGGTCGATTCTTTTTTTGTTATTTTTAGTATCTCATTTCTAATATAAGATTCTCTAGTTAAATAACTATCACTTCTACTACTTAAAGAACCTATCTCAGTTTGTCCAAGTATAGATTCATTGCGTAAAATAATTTCAATTCCTGAAGTACTCATTCGTGGCTGTAACCTCCTAATGGATCAGAAATTTTATTTAAAGGTGTATCAACTGTTTCAGTATTATCCCTCAGTAATTTAGCATTACAAACTAAGTGATAAACTCCGTAAGCCTCAAAAGAATCTTCAACTACTTGGAAGATTTGATATTTTTGATTTTGGAACAAAGGTTTAATTACATCTCCGGGAATTACTGATCTACCTAATTTTCTTTCAATATAAGATTTATTAAAAGTAAATATTTGATTACTGTTTAATTCTACACCAAAATTAGTTAAATTTTCATTAAGTGCTTCTGGTTCGTAATGGCCGTGAACTAGTATTGGAATCTTTGACAATGGTTTATTTCTGGATTCCATATAAACAGGATCAAAATCAACTGATTGATTATACTTGTAGAAGTGCATTTTACTTCCACCTAATTTGATTAATTCATCATCTACTAAATTAAATAAGTTGGTATCTGGATTGTTTTGATCAAATAAACTTAACTCCGATTCTTCCGAGTCTATATCTGGAAGTTCTGGGAGTTTAGTAGTAATTTTGAAATTATCTTTTTTATTTGTCATTTATCAGCAGTTCCATTTTCTTAATGCTTTATTTATTCTGCTGTTTGGATCATTAGCAGTTTTACTAGAAGTTAATCTTTTTTTCATTCCACCCATTCTAGCACAAAATGATTTTCTTCTCTTGGCAGATTTAGAACCCTTTTTTAATTTTGAAGGTTTTGTTGTCACAGCCATAGAAAGTTTTGATCCCGGATTAGCAGCACGGTAGGAAGCTATTCCTTTTTTATTTAATCCACCCTCTGGATTTTTTCCTTCGCTTCTTTGCCAAGCAGGTGTACCTTCTATTAACTGCATAAAAAAGTTAGAATATATTTCAATTGAGTCATTCATTTTCTTTTTTCCCTTTGCAAAAGTTGCTACATTTGTTGGTTTAGGACCTGTATTCCCCGCTGCTCTTTTTCTTTTTACTGCTGATTTTCTTTGACCTTTAGACATGGAATGTGCTTTTGCTAAAGGCACGCATTTAGGATACCCTTTACGCTTCTCCCCTTCTTGCCTTCCGCATGGCTTGAACCCACCACCTTTTTTAGGTGCTCCGATGTCAACCCATTTTTCAGCAACCCATTTTCTCAAGTCTTCATTTATATTCATTTTTTCTTACCCCCGGGTTTAACCTTCCCCGAGCAAACTGCTGAAGCGTACATGTTTGCGTATGCAGAAGGGTAAACATCAAACTTGCGTTTAGCAGCAGCCTTACCTTTAGCACAAAGTTTTTCTATTAGTTGAGTTCCGTAATATTCTGTTGATGAATCTTGTCTAGATTTCTTTTTTCCAAAAGGACCTTTAGGACCTAAAACAGGCCCACCTTCTTTTGGGGAGCGACTCGTTATTGGAGGTTTTGGTCTGGGCAAATCTTTTGGTTTTGGTTTTTCACCTTTTGGACCCATCGCAGCTTTTCTTACTTCTTTCCAAAATGGACTTACTTCATTTTCCTCATTTAGCAACTTCCCTGCTAACTCAACTGATTCTCTGGCTTTAGATAAAGCTATTGCTACAGCTTGCTTCTGAGCTTTCTTAGAGCTTGCAGGTTTGCTTGTACCAATAGTTCCTTTCTTCTTATATTTTTTCATCATCTCTTTGATGTTACTACTAACTACTTTTTTACTTGATCCTGATTTTAAAGGCATATATCACCATACTGTAAATGTTGGGGGTTCTTCGAATTCGCTACGAAGTTCTTCTTCCAAAGTTTGTTTTTCTTGTTGGCTTGCTTGTAACAAAGCAGTACCATTCAAATTAGCTCCTCCACCGGGAGATGGAATTGAGTTATACTTTCCTCTTATTTCCCCAAGTATACCTTTGGCTATTGCTAATGCATATTTTTGTATCCAATTTCTATACGCAGGGTGTATTGTGTTTGTATCAATTGCTCTAAACTCTAAAATAACTTTTTCCCCATTTATTACTGGAGCAGGATATATTTGCAATAGATTACCGTTTATTAAATCAAATGCACCTTCTTGACCTAAAACTTTTTTTGCTAGTTCTAAGTGTGATTGCATCAAATAAAAATCTCCGATTCTAAAATCACCATAAATAAAATTATCTTGGAAATATTTTATAAAAAAATCAAATTCCAAATCATGTGTTGCTTGTTGTAGTGTTAGTAATGTTTTTCTATGAACAACATAAGTTAGATTATGTGCTATGTGTGGAGGAAGGATGTATTGATTTATTCCAGCAGATGCCTCAAATGCTGCAAACTGCCTGTTCCAAAAAGGTGCATGGTAAGAAAACTTATTTATAGATTCTTCTATGGAACTTTTTAATTGAAAAGAACTTAACTCTACTCTTACAACAGGATGCCCTAATCTAGCTAAGATGTAATCTCTTATAGATAATTCAAATCTGTTAAATTCAACACCATCTTGTAGAAGTCCTGTATTAAGTTCTTCAGTTTTTATTTCGCCATTGGTTATAGTATCTGTTAGTAACCTACCTCCATAGGTTCCAAAAGAATCACCGTAACCCAATATCTTTGGCTTGGCTATCACTGGTGTTGACATCTTCTACAACTCTTTTCTTTTTTAAGTCTATGTTTATTTTAGGCTCTAAAATTAATTCTATAAAAGGTGAGTCCACTTGATGAGAAGCTTCAAAAAATTCTCCCGGTCTAATTTCAACTATTTTATTATTTATACTTAATAATTGATTCCATTTACATTTAGATCTATATTTAAACATAAAACTCCCTAATATATATAGGTAAGAAAAAAGAGGCAAGGAGTTTTATTTCCTTGCCTCTTTTAATTTAGTTATTTAAATCAGAGAGTATTACCCCACTTCTTAGTTACCGCAACGAAGGGGTAAGTAAGGAAGTTGAGTGAGGGGCCTACGATTCTAATTACACGGTAGAATCTTGTGTTAGGCTCGATAGAAACCTTACCATAACGGGTGAGGATACCCTTTCTTGGTTGGAAGCTATCGGGATCAGTTACTGTTGGCAACTGTTGTAGTGGGATATAAGGAGCATAGATGTAACCAGCATCCATGGCGTTTGAACCCTTATAACCAACCATTATCTCGTCATCTGGGAACATTGGATCTACATAGAGATCGTAACGACCCATGAACTTGCCTCTAAATTGAATTGAGTTATTGGTGATATTGGTAGGACCATCTTCTCTAGCAATTCCACCTTCCAACTTAGCAGCACTCTCAAGTAGTGATGCAACAACAGGTGAAGTTAGCAACCAACTACCGGGACCACGCATTGTAGTCTTGTAGATGTCTTGAGCAGCAAAGTTAATTACTGCCAATAGGTTTGCATAAACTTCTCCGAGGTGACGGGGATTAAGTGTGCCAGTGAAAGCACCAAAGTCTACTACAAAAACATTTCTGTTGCTTGGTAGTGCGCCAAACTGATTAGCTGTGGCCGTAGCATTCAATCCAGTGAAATCATATGTAAACTGTCCGGGAACAAAAGTTCCTGTTGCACCAGTATCTCTGTTAGCAAGACCATCAAAAGTACCAAAGTTTAGATAGCTGCTATCCATATTTTGTAATGAAGCACCACCTAGCTTTGTAGTTGCATCATTACGGTCAAATCCATAAGCAATCATACGCAAATCTTCGATTAGCTCACGGTCTATCTCCAACTGTAGTTCTTTTGAAAGAAGATCAGTTAATTCTCTTTCAAGATCTAGGTTGTGGTAAGCCTTGAGGTCTTGGGATGCTTCAAGAGTCCACAATGCACGCATCTTACGAGTACGAGCAATGACAGCCTCTTGTTCAATGTGCATGGTTAGTTCAGGAATACCTGTACCATTTAGACGCTCACCTGCACTCATTACCCATCCGTAAGTTGCGGATGCAGTTGGGAATGCAGCAATCTTACCGCCCATTGTGCCTGAAGGAGCACCATTACCAAAAATTGCTGAAGCTGAGTTTGTTTGTAACACATTTGATAGGTCGAAACCAGTTACAGCAACATCACCATCAAGACCAGTGCCTGTTCCAGCAGTTGATCCTGTGTAGAATGTACCAACTTCTCCAGCATTTACAGAGTTTCCAGAAGTTGAACCGATTGGGTTTGAGGTCAAACCACGGTAGGTCATGTTAAACTTGCTGTAAACAGTCTGAGCTTCATTTGTACCATACTTACGGCTGTGACCTAAGTAGAATACTTGGCTGACTGGAGCTTGCATTGGCTGAACGCCCACGAAGTTCTTAGCAATTAGCTCAGGGAACACTCTTCTTACGAGTGGGAAAGCAAACTTAGCGAAGGTTCCTAGGTGACCAGTTGTGGTGGTTCCTGTTGAAATATCTTCACGAAGTTTGTCTTCTACTATAGCCTTAGCTTGGTTTTCTAGAAGTTGGGCTGTTACTCTACGGTCGTAGTCGTTATTAATGCCTTCAAGTACAGGCCCCCACTTCTGCGTTAATTTTTCATCATGAATATACATTGAGTCCATTTTTTAAATCCTAATCAACGAGAAAAAGGCATTAATTTCATAGCCTCTGGGGATAAGAACGGGTTACCTACCTGTTCTCTAATAGAGACTGGTTTTTCTGATTCAGAAATAAGTACAGCCTTCTCAGAAGAAACAAATTCTTCATCTCTAGAGGCTTCTAAATTTCTCACATTTTCAACCAATCTCATTCTGTCCTTTTCAAGCTTTCTCGTCTTTTGCTCGGAAAGGTTTACTTTGCTAGATAGAACTTTAATTGTATTTTGTAATTTTTCATTCTCTAGAACTAGCTTGTTAATTTGCTCAGATAGAACATCAACTTCCTCTTGTAGTTCGGAGGATTGCTCTTTCATCTCATTAACAACGCTCTTTTCATCTTCTTCAGAAAGTTCTAGAGTCATCAAAGTTCTAACGGATTCAAATAGTTTTGCGTTTCTGAAAACTTCGTTTTCTTCTGCTAACTCAGTAATAGCTTGTTCCTTTAATTGATCTATTTTTGTTCTTAAGAAAGCATTAACTTTTGCTTCTAATAAACTAATTTTAGATTCAACTTGTTCATTTATTACTGAATCAACTAGGGTAAATATTTTTTCTACTGTGGATTCATCTAATCCTTCAGGTAAAATCTCTGCTATATTTGTTAACTTTTTATCCATGGAAAATGCTCCTAGCTTTAAATAGATACTATCTATGTTATAATTTTTTAATTTTTTTTAAAAAATGTATTAGTTAGTATTAACTCCGGTTTAATAAATACTTTTCAAATTTTAAAGTCTTCTTTTTAGACGGTTAACTAAGTTATTAAAGGCCCCACTTTCTGCTATTAATTTTCCTATACCTATGTAAGCCTTAGATGAAGTTTCCATTTTTGCCTTCATTGCAGCTTCTTTTTCGGCTTTCATGCGTGCGCGGTCTGCCTTCAATATGACAGCCAATTCATCTCTTGTACCTTGATCCTCTAATCCTGCCTGTCTAGATGACAACCCTCTTCCCATTCCTGCTAATCCAGATGCTATTCGGGTTGCCTTAGCATCCATAGCATCTCTAGAGGCTCCTTTTATTTTTGGATTTTTTAACTTCCTGTTATAAGAGGCTCCTCTAGCGGCTCTAATCGTTGCTAACGCCCCCCCTAAAGTTCTTTGATTTCCACCCTTGTCAAAAGTTTCTTTAGGTGTTGGGGGTGCTTCTGGGGTAGGTGTTGGGGGTGCTTCTGGGGTAGGTGTTGGGGTAGGACGGGGAGTATCAAATATAGGTTTTCCTGCATATCCAGCGTCAAAACCTTTTTTAGCTGCACCATAAATACCTCCTAGACTCTGCCCTATTTTACCAAATAATCCGGGTTTTTTAGGTGCTACTGCTGTGGCTGCTGGTGCTGCTGCTGGTGCTCCAGCAGGAGGGTCTGCAAAAAATGCTTGCCCTGCACGCTTGACTCTACCTTTTAAGCTTTCAAAAGCTTCATCAATATTCTCATTTTCTTCACTTAATTTTTTTTTTAAAAAAGCTAACTTTTGCATCTTTTTTAGATTTGTTTTAGCTTGCTTCTTGCCCTTACCTTTAATAGATTTTTTACCTTTTCTCTTTCTTAGCATAGCTAAATCAGAACCTTCAATTTGACCATCACGATCAACATCTAAGTTTTTTTGTTTACCAATCAGTTTTGCTTCATTATATTGTGAGTAAGCTTCATCAAATCTTGCTTTAAGAATCTTTACTAAATTAGATTCTTTTTCTAACTTTTGTTTAGATTCATTTATAAACTTAGATTTCTTTGATTCAGTTAATTCTGGATAGGCTCCTCGTGTTGAAGGGTCAGCAACCAAATCAAATGTAATTAAATTAAAGTCTTCATTGACTATCTTCTTACCTTCTGAGTTTTCTGATAAAGTCCCCATTCCTCTCGATGATATACCTATTTTTACACCACCATTAATTAAGGCTCTAGCAGTAAGACCAGCAGGAGTATTTAAAATTTCTGCTTCTCCAATAACCTCATTACCCTTCATTTCTAGCTTGGTTATTAGGTGTGATGCATTAGATAACTTAACAGTATCATTAGTAGGGTGGTCTAATTCTCCACAAAGTCTTCTGCCTTCAATCAAAGGTTGAAGTTTATCTAGTTGTTTATTTAAAACATTTTGGGGATAAATTCTACCATTGCTATTAGATTCTTCAGCCCTTTGGAATACCCCACGAACGCGCATGGTCTTCCCTTCAGAACCTTCGTTTATTATTTGTAATCTCTCAATTAAAAATACATCAGTTAATAGCATATTATTTTACTCCGAATTTCTTTTTCAAACTTCTACTTCCATATTTAGAAGCTAATTTTTTATTTCCTTCACCATATCTTAATTTTGTTCGTACAGAATGTTTTTTTATTGAATTAAAACTAGAATCAGGTGTGGAACTTCCGGGACTAAACCCTTTTGCGATTTTACCTCGACCACTCTTAGCACCCCATTTTCCCTTAGATACTACATATAATCTATTTGCAGCTTTAGTACTAAAAATGTCTCCATAATTAGCTTGGTCTAAAGCTTGTTTTATACTCCCATAAGTAGTAACTCTAGCTTTTGTTGGTAAGTGTTTTTCTTTTTTAGTACCTTCCCTAGATGTATAATAAGATCTACCCGCCTCTGATCCACGGGCTTCAAATATCATTTTTATTTCATCTAGAATTTCAACTAAATTCATTTCTTACCTTTAAATTTCTTTAATTTTTGAGCAAAAATTAAAACAGCATCTGAAGATTTTTTATTTCTTCCAGATGGCTCTGCTACTTTAGGTCCACTCATTGAACATCCACAACATCCACCAGTAGTCATTTCAAGAAGTTGTTTAACATCTTCTAATAAAGTAATTAATTTATCTGCTTTTTCTTCAGTTATTAAATTTACTTGTTGTTTGTTTTCTACTATGCTTTGTTTAGGTTTAATATCTGGTTTTTTTGTTTGTATTTTTTTTCCTAATACTTGGGACATAAACTCTTCTGGAACTACCGTTTCAGAAATATCGAGTTGCTTTTCAACTTCAGGAGTTTTAGTTACAAACTTTTTAGCTTTTTGCGGAGTAGTCATTTCATTCATTATCAACTGCTCCGCAAAAGAACCTATGCTAAATCCAGATTGTTTTAAAGTAGTCATAGAATAATCTAAAAATTTATATAGCAGCCAAGTTTTTTATACTTGACTGCTTAAAAATCAGCAAGACTTCTTGCCCTTCATAGGCATTTTCATTTTGCCTTTTGCAGGCTTCTTAGACATCTTAGCTTTTTTTCCGGCTGGGGTAGAGGATCCATATCCACCCATATCGCCTTCTTCAACTACATCATCAGACTCTTCTTCATCATACTCATCATCCGAAATCTCATCGTCTGAATCTTCTTCGGAATCCTCATCTAGCATCTCTTCTGATTCCAAAAGAACTTCGTTTACACATTCAGCTATGATTGATTCTAAATCTTCTTCACTTTCATTGATGCTGCTAAGACGATCTAAAACATTAGCTATTATATGTAAATGCTCTAGAACTCTTTCTTCATCTATGGCTTCAGGTAGGAGGGAAGTGCAAAGTGGGCAAACATGAGTTTCCCCTTCTTCAACAACTTCTTGCTCTTCTGAATCTTGGATTTGCTCGTAACCTTGAGCATCAACAGCTTCTTTGAGGCTTTGTTGGCCCTTTTCAGCCTTGCCCTCATTTACATTTAGGCCAATTTTTCCCCAAGCGGCTGACTCAAGGAGCTTATTACGAAAATCATCATTTAAATTAATATGTTGCATGGCTTATCTCCATTAAAAAATGTAAGCTCTAAACTTATGTAGCATCCTTCTTTAAAATAATATAATTTTTTATTTTTTTAGTATGCTTTTACATTTAACCCGTTATTGGTATATAAACTATCTGATTCAGAATGAGGTGAAGACCCATGCTCGGGTAATCCATCCTCTTCAACTACTATAGGAATATTATTAATAAATACTTTACTAATATTATTTGGATTTTTAATTATTGCAGGATAAGTAGCAGTCGGGTGAGGTTTAGTTTCATCCCCTTCAACTACAACTAACTTTTCACTTATAAAAACATTATTTTGATTTTGTACCAGTTGTTCAGCCCCACAGGTAGTTCGATCAGTTTGGACTATTAAAGAAAAAGGCATATTATTGTAATGGTTTTATTTGTTTAATTGCTGAAGTTAATATCTTAGCAGGCTCAGTTTGTGTTGGCGGTTCTATGTATTGACCACTATTCATTGATCTAAGCTGTGGGTAAGAATCTTCAGTTGCTGCTGCTCTTCTTTTTAATAAAGCAGTTTTATTTAAATAAGCATCCCCAGAGTATTTAGTAACTTCATATATTTGAATATTATCTACAGCACCAGATTTTATTCTTTCAAATATCGTCTTATTAGCTGGAGATGATATAAATTTATTAAAGTCTGTAAAAGGTAGTCTAGAGAAAACATCGAAGGTTGTTAAACCTCTATCTAAAACATAATTAGAATTTAATTCACTTATAATTTCTTTAATTTTTCTTAGTGGTGTTTTTGGTCTAACTGTAGATTTATTTTCATCTTTATAACCTGACCTAAAGAAAGTGCTACTTGGATCAAAAATAACTTTTCTTGCATCTAGCTCATATTCACCTATGACATTAGGATCAGGGTAAGTAGTCGTTAGATCCACAAATTTTGTAGTCGTAATATTGGCATCATATTCGCTCTTGTCAATACTTAGTTCGTAAATTAATTCTCTAATATTAGTTCCGTTAGTTTGGAATTGAATAAGTTCTGATTGTATATCAAATGGATTATTCTCTTCCTTATTAGTTGGGAATAATAAAATATACCAAGGTAATTGCCGTACTAGTAATGGAACATTTTTATTTGTTTTTCTTGCATGTCCGTCAAATCGGATATCTTGTTGCTGTAAATAAATGTGACCAGATGACACTACATAATCAATAAAAACATCATCAGGGTGTACTGGGAACATGTAATGATTTGCTTTAAATTTTACATATTCATTAATAGCACTTAAATCTTGTTCAGTACTTATGGAGCAAAGATCATATCTGGCTTTTGTAGTATCAATATATTCAGTCGTTCTAATTGTTTCTACAGTCTCTGTTTTTAATTTTAAGAAATAAACATTTTCCCTTTCACCACTTAAAGAATAATTATATTCTAAGTTAGATGTGTAAGGTGAGGATACTGTTAAAATTATAGAAGAATCACCATTCAATAATTCTAAAGCAATCATCTTATCTATATCACGAATTAAATAAGCATGATCCTTTTCTGTATCTAAATAAATTCTTCTTTGATTTACGCCAAGACCAACTTCAATATAATCTCCATCGGAAATTTTTAAATTTGCTCTACCAATTACAATATCATCATCATTAATATAATATTTTCTAGGTTGACCATCAACCTCTACTGTTAATGATTTTTCTAAATCACTTGCTAGAACTTTTATCAGTGGAGTTATTTTAGCAGTTCTTCCTGTTGATTTAGTTTCATCTAGAGGAATTAAATTATTTTCTAAATATGCAAAAGCTTTTAAAGTATTTGCTACTTGATCTTGAGTTTTTTCAGGTACAATTGTTTTTGCAGTTCGATTCTCAGCTAACTTTCTATAATAAGAAATATCAAAAGTTTCTATGGTTCCATTAATTAACTTCCTACGAATCACATCTAAGAAATAATCCTTACCTATTAAATTACCTAACTGATCCGTAATGTTTTCAAATATTCTTATTACACTTGGTTTTAAGCTTTTTTCTATATTATAAATTGTTAAATCCGAAGAGTAATAAGATCTCCAATCTTCAGATGTATTATTTTTATCTAAATAATAAGCAATAGATTCGTGAATTGTGTTAGAAAATAAATTAGTTAGTTTAAAATTATAAACAACTGCTTCGTTGTAGTCTGTAGTTGGGGGTACATAAACTGCAACTGCGGGGTCTAGATTAACTACTCCAGCGCCAGCATTTTCTGGTAATTCATAGAATGGTCTAGTTCCAACATTTATATCAGCAGGGTTTTGATTTGAAGGATTATTATTTCCTGTAAAAATAACTTCACCGACAGTATCCGCGTCTGGTAATCTTTCATTAAAAATAGGTCCATTATCATCTGCCCCACCATCATCTAAAATTACAGGCTCTGTTTGAATACCCGCTCCAACAGAAGTTGAATTTACAGGTCCATCATTATTACAATAATTTCTACATGATTGGAAAGTTAAATGATATTCTGGTCCTTGAGCTTGTGTAGGAGTTGCAATAGTGGATATACAAGCATTGTTTACACATTTAAAATAATTTCTAACTTGAGTAGGGTCTGAAATTATTCCACCCCCTGATTCTCTTTGAGAAAGACCTCCTAAAACCTGTCTAGATAATCTATCTACTTCAGCAGTATTAGATTGGCAACGCAATCGACACTCAGTTAAAGTTGTAAAATATCCTTGAGCTTGCGCGAAACTTAAAGTAGTAGTCATACCAGCACAAGTTCCAGTACTCTTATTACATTTAAAGAAAGTTGATATTGGGTCAGGTCTATCTCCAGCCGTGGATAAAGTATCACCTTCTTGTCTAGCTCTACAATCTGATTCACATTGTGCCAAACTTCCGTATGTCCCAGCAGTTTGGTTTTGTGGTACTGTTAATTGTCTACATTTACCATTGATTGTATTACAAGAATATCTTTGCACTAAAGGAACTGGTCCTCCAGTAGTTGAGGGTCCATCTATTGGTGTTGTTCTAGGTCTTGAACAAACGGCTTCACAAGCTTGTAAATTTTCAAATGCCCCGGGTGGTTTTGAAGTTGCTCGGCGCTCTACGCAGCCCCCAATTAAAATAGTCCCTCCTGTGGATGCGTTTTCTCTTATACATACATAATAAGTTTTTACTTGAGGAATTGGAGTTCCTCCAGTTTCGCCCAAAGGTCTAGGTTCTTCAGGACATACTGGTTCACCTAACTTTCTTTCACATGGTGAACCATCATTGGCAGCGCAATTACTATAAGGTGCAGAATTTACAACTAAACCTGCTGGTAAAACAGAAGCACATTCAGGAAAAGTTCCATCAGGTCTTCTGTTTACCTGCGTTAATTTACATTCTCTATTGTAGATAATTGCACACCTACAACCTGCTCCGAATTGAGGGCAGGGAATAGTTCCTGTGGATGGAGTTTGAATACAAAATCTACAGGTTTTTGTTATAGTGGTAGTACCCCCAGTTTCACTTGGCCCGGGTCCGGGAGTTGCTGGTCCGGGTCCTGTTGGACCTCCGGGTGTGCTTGGTCCGGGACCGGGAGTTAAAGGACCAACTCGTTCCCTATCTCCACAATCTTCTTCTATTTCATCTCTACATAATGCTTGGCATGTTGCTAAAGCATTAGGTTCACATCCATAGAATCCGGGTCCGGGTCCAGTAGTTGGCGGGTAAACACACCTACCTAAATCACGATCAAATGTACCTTGTTGGATTGAATGTACGCGACATTCTCTATCTTGCCTTATCCTACATCTACATAATGGATTATTAGGGGGTGTACAAGGAAACCATCCAGTTGTTGGGTTGCCAGTATTTACACAATGATAACAAGTTCTTGGTGGACAAATTTGATCAGTAGGGCCTCTAGTAGAAGGTCCGGGTCCTGCGGGGCCGGGAGTTGATGGTCCGGGTCCTATTGGAACGGGAGTCGCAGGCCCAGTTGTTTCTCCGGGGCATATTGGAGGACCTATGACATCAGCACACCATGGAGCATTACAGGCTTCAGTACTATTCAAAGAATAACCTAGTAATCTGTCTCCATTAGGGCATAATCCACCGAAGGTTATAGGGGGGCATTGTTCATTAATAGCAACGGTGCCACCATTATATATTTGACAATTTGCTGATTGAAGTAATGGGCAAGTACATCCCGGTCCATATTGTGGACAAGGAACCCGTTGCTCATTTTCCTCTTTTATACAACATAAATAATATAAGCAAGGTTGTTCTGGACAAACAATCTGTACCCCGTCTCTACAAACTGAAGCACAAGCAGGTTCCGATTGAAACTCATTTACAGGGCAGTTAGTTGCCCCGGGCAAATCTGGAACCCAAGTTTCTTTTCTTTCACAAAACCGATCTGTAATTAATCTACATCGACATGGGCCATTTGATACTGGAGTGCCATCTCTTGCACAACTAAATCCTTCTGGATCAGTTGCAGGACGCTCTTTACATACCCAGCAAACTCTTAGAATTAATCTAGTTGGTGGTCTATCCCTAATAGGTCCTTTAGGTCCCCAAGGTTCACCATCCCGTCTTCTTCTCCTAGGATGCCTTTTAGGAGTGACTGGAGGCTCTCTATCTCTACGGTTTCCGGGTCCTTGACCGGGATAAAATTTACCGCACTCAAAGGATGGTGTTTCAGTCACTTATCATGCTCCGTTAAGTGAAATTAATGGATTGGATGAATTTAAATTGGCATAGTGATATGATGCACTATTTTGAGATATACCAACCATTCTCCATTTAATTGTTGGGTATGTGCATTTTCCTACTTTAACATTTCCTAAAAATCCTGCGCCACATGTTGGTACGGCAGTTGGTTCAGAATACAATATATCTCTTACTGGAACAAGAAAAGATGCAAATCTTTGGCTGTCTCTATTTCTATGAGGAAGTAAATCTTGTGTAACCCCTGTATTTTTCATATGATCTACTGTCACAAAGCCAACATAAATTGTAAATTCATTAAATCCTTTTTCAACCCAGATTCCTGTATAGCCAGCTAAATCTTGTGAATTAGGATTATTCAATCCAGATCCTCTATATGTTAACCCTATGCTATTTAAAAATTCTGCGTCAACATGATAATCTAACATCCAAGAAGGTCTATTAAATAGAATTCTT